TGCACCTGTATCTCCGGTTGCTCCCGTGACACCCGTTGCACCTGTATCTCCGGTTGCTCCCGTGACACCCGTTGCACCTGTATCTCCGGTTGCTCCCGTGACACCCGTTGCACCTGTATCTCCGGTTGCTCCGGTTGCACCCGCACCCGCTATCAACGTGTAATCTGGTGATGTTCCTGGCGTGCCAGTTGGAGATGGCGTGTTTACAATATACGTACTACCATTATTCGTCACAACTTGACCTACTGGATAACCTGGTGCTGCTCCTGGGTCGAATGGCACAATACCTGTTAGTCCTACTCCCGTGGCTCCTGTTGCGCCGGTTGCTCCAGTTGCTCCGGTGGCTCCTGCTGCTCCTGTTGCACCAATATCTCCGGTCGCTCCCGTTGGACCTGTTGGACCTGTTGCTCCTGTTGCGCCAGTATCTCCGGTCGCTCCCGTTGGACCTGTTGCGCCGGTCGTTCCGGTGGCTCCCGTGGCTCCTGTGGCTCCCGTGGCTCCTGTGGCTCCAGTATCTCCTGTGGCTCCAGTATCTCCTGTGGCTCCAGTATCTCCTGTGGCTCCTGTCGCTCCCGTATCTCCGGTTGCACCTGTATCTCCGGTTGCTCCCGTGACACCCGTTGCACCTGTATCTCCGGTTGCTCCCGTGACACCCGTTGCACCTGTATCTCCGGTTGCTCCCGTGACACCCGTTGCACCTGTATCTCCGGTTGCTCCCGTGACACCCGTTGCACCTGTATCTCCGGTTGCTCCCGTGACACCCGTTGCACCTGTATCTCCGGTTGCTCCCGTGACACCCGTTGCACCTGTATCTCCGGTTGCTCCCGTGACACCCGTTGCACCTGTATCTCCGGTTGCTCCGGTTGCACCCGCACCCGCTATCAACGTGTAATCTGGTGATGTTCCTGGCGTGCCAGTTGGAGATGGCGTGTTTACAATATACGTACTACCATTATTCGTCACAACTTGACCTACTGGATAACCTGGTGCTGCTCCTGGGTCGAATGGCACAATACCTGTTAGTCCTACTCCCGTGGCTCCTGTTGCGCCGGTTGCTCCAGTTGCTCCGGTGGCTCCTGCTGCTCCTGTTGCACCAATATCTCCGGTCGCTCCCGTTGGACCTGTTGGACCTGTTGCTCCTGTTGCGCCAGTATCTCCGGTCGCTCCCGTTGCTCCTGCTGCTCCTGTTGCTCCTGTTGCGCCGGTCGCTCCCGTTGCTCCTACTCCTGGTCCAGTTGGACCTGTTGGACCTGCTGGGCCTCTTCTACCTCTACCCCCTGGACGACCTTGGATGACACACACACAAGGATCCTTTCCACAGCAAGGATTTTTCACTGGTTTTCTTGTTTTTCCTTTCTTACAGCTATCACACTCCCAGTCATAATCTTCATACGAACCATACCAACTTCCTCGTTTATTATTATTTCCCAAATGAGATGTACATAATTTCCCACAATGCCTACACCTTTTCATAAAATCACCTCTTTGACATCTTATGCACCTTATCTACATTAGTGAGATTGTTTAGCAAAAATGTATAAACAGTCTAAATTAACAGATGATTTATAACAACATTTTTATTATTGATAAATATGTATAATGTTCTTTTTCTTATATAGTTTTCAAAAAAGCATTAGTAAAGCAATTACAATAAATTATTCCCCTCCACAAGAAAAGAAAAATAAGATAAAGACACAAAAAGAAAAGACCTCCCCATAGGGGGAGATTTTTTCTAGATGGGGTAAAACCATGAGAGATTAAAGACATGCGGCCTGTATACTATATGTAAGTGGAATTGGAAAAGTGATTTTTTATAAATTTGGAGTTATAACCACTAGAATATTTAGGTAAAATATGTAAGAGGAACCTCCTCTAACGCTTGCGGATAGAAAAGGACCTCATTTGATGGTGAGGTCTTTTTTTTAATCGTTCAATTTCAAAGACAGTTGATGGCAAACCCTATGTTAAAGAACCTAAATCAAGAAGTTCTAAACGTTTTGTAAAGATGCCTAACTAGTATGGGAAGGAGATGATCACCAATATTTATTTCATAATGGCTTAATGGTCTAAGATCAAAAATAAACACAAATTAAAAAACATTCGATTACATGATTTAAGACATACAATGGTCGCACTCCTTATTGAGGCTGGTGAGAGCATTAATGCTATTCAAAAAAGAGCCGGGCATGCTAGTGCTAAAACTACCTCAGATATTTATGGTCATGTCACAAACAAATTAGAATTTAACACTGCAGAACACCTTAATCGTTCTGATCCTAAAAATACTCAGAAACAATCTGGTGGATAAAGTACGTCCCCAATCAAAAGAAACAGAACAAATATTCGCTGTCAAAAAAAACAAAAAAACCCTTGCTAAGCAAGGGTTTAAACGATGATTCCGACTGGGCTCGAACCAGCGACCTCTACCCTGTCAAGGTATCCGAGAAGTCTCCGGTAAGTCAGACGGTAAGTCAAACGTTGGTATATAGACGTTAAGTCAGTCGGTAAGTCAAACGGTTTCACTTCGATACTTCGTATTATAGACGATAGGAGCGCTATTCTGCAAGTATTTCATGCGATACCCATCCGCATTACTCCGCTTCAAGAAACGCTTCGAACGCCTCTAATTTAGCACGCATTTTCCTGCGTTTTGCCTCGCTTGCCGCACGTTGGAACGCAATATATACGTAGTCATCAAAACGGCTAATTTCGTTCAATTTCGCTTTGAGCATTGTCTTGTGCCACGCATCTACGAATGGCTCCGGATCATGCTCGATCATTAGCGCAGGATCTACGGAGGCTTTAGCACGCAATAACAAGCCGTAGTATTTATAGATTTCTGCTGCGTCAAAATAGCGACTCATAGCGTTATAGATTTCTGTTGGCAACGAGTTTTTCAACGCTTCAGCCGGAACCGTAGCCGTATCTTTAACGTGCTTTTGATTTTTAAGATTAATAGAATCCGATGGTTCATTTTCGATTTTCGGCGTCTCAACCGTTGGTACGTCGGCGTTTTCCGGCGCTTGGCGAGTGGTCACTGTCGACTGGTCATTCGCAGTTAACGGTAAGATGACGATTATGTTTGCGCCCTTGCCTCCGTTGATTTTACGGGTCGTTGCGACCTTCTTGACGATGTTCAGCGCGGCTAGGTGATTAAGAACGCGGCGAGCCGTCTTGACGGATTTACCGATCAGGTCCGCTAGAGTTTCCGCTTTGAGATGCGCTGCGCCTGCGAACTTAACCGCATAACGTGCGATTTGCTTAAGTGCGGTCCGCGCTGTGTCGGATAGGTCGTATGAGTTTCGTTTGATATGTTCGTAGACGGCCGTGTTTAGGGCCTGCGTCGAGGAGAACGTTTGGTGTTCCGCTAAGTAATGCATATCAATTCCGCCTTTCGTAATTTACTGTTAACGTAATTATAATTACGGAAAACAGAATTGTCAATTACGTATTGCGTAATAAGTTAAAAAAGATTATACTTAGCGTAATGAATATCGGAGGTGGCTTACGTTGAGGCTTCGTATTAACGAGTTGCTACAAAAGCACGGATACACCCAGCAAAAGGATTTCGCTGCAAAAACCGGCCTATCAACACGTACTGTAAGCGAAATGTGTTCCGGCAAGATGAAGAGATACCCGAAGGATGTTCTCGAAAAGGTAATAAAAGAGTTCGGCCTAACTGACGCGAATGAATTGTTTGATATTTCCGATTGATGAACGAACGCACATTCGGCTATAATTTAATCGGAGGTGTCGCCGATGTGGGACGAACGGAAGGATCAGAATAGATGGCAGATGAAGTTTATTCTGCCTGAACACAACGAAGCTTTGCGCCAATTACATCTCGCGAAGCAGAAAATAGATCGACCGGTATTAAGCGAAGAACAAGTCGCCGAATTTGAGTTCGTTATTTCCTCGGCATTGAGCGAAGACCTGCCGCTAGATTTCGAGTTATATGATGACGGATTTGTTCGCGAAGTAAGTGGTCGCGTTGTATACGTGGACCATCTACGGAAGGAATTTCGTGTGAAGGATAATCGCGGTGATACTAATTTCGTTAAGTTTGCGGACATATTAAACGTAAAAAACGCCCCATCCGGTTAGGGACGGGGCTTTTCGTTATTGGTTAAACGTATATTCGCGCGCAAATGAAGTCGAGTCAGAAACGTCCTTACCGGACATTTCGTAAATTTTCCACGATAAATTAACGCTAGTAACTTCGTTTGGTGACGTATTCGACATAGGCCATGCGTAAAAGAAGTCGAGCCTATCGCCTTTGTTCTTCAGCTTAGGCGTACCTTCTTCCGATACTTTGATTAATTCTTCCGGACCGAGTTCTTCACCTGTGTTTAACTTAATCGTTTCGGATGCCGGAAAGGCTTCGAAGGAAGAATGGCCGATATTTTCGATCGAACCTTTTATTGCGATATGGGCGCTTGACGGCGAAATAAGAATTCGATCAACTTTTATATTCAGCCCGTCGATATTATCCTCGTCATTAATTTCCGAACTATAGGCCCACAGATCGCTGTCCTCACGTAAGTTTTCATTTGCGTTGGTTTCTTCCGCTTGGACCTCTTCGTCTTTACTACTCGGCTGAGTATTCGACGAACACCCCGCAACTATCAGCAAGGCTATTACTATAGAAAAAAGTAGTCTAACACGCTTCATTTAACCACGACCTTTTTCTTTTAATTATACGTTATTGTTATGTAGGACGGCTACCTACGTTTTTATACGTAAGCAACCGCCGAAAGTTCCGTCTACTTCTTGCCGACCTCATCTAACGCTTTTCTTTCGCGCGCCTTCTTGGATACATCGTTATCTTTCCAGTACGCTAATAGCGCCGTAGAGCCGAGGAAAAGAAGCGCAATAAAATCGGACACCGCCGCCTCGTCTACCGGAATCGTCTGCACGCCAAACATCGTCAGTCCGCTATTTACGAGAGCCAACGCAAGTAAAATAAATCGAGTCACCGTTCCTGCGCTAATATTCTTCTTCATACGCTATACCCCGCTTTCTTTAATGCCGCCACCAGTTTGGCGCGTGTTGCAGGTCCGTAAATGCCGTCGTTTGCAATGCCGGCTTGCGTCGACTGGAATCGCTTGACTGCGTTAGCCGTTTTCGGACCGTAAATGCCGTCGATTCCGTTATTCTTCGCCCCTTTGTCCGGGTAGAAATATACGGCAGCCAATGCGTTTTGAAGTTGCGTAACTGCCGTACCGCGAGCACCTTGACGGATCACGCCGGTAGGTACCGCTAGTTTTTTGGACGGCGCTTTTGGTTTAGTCGCTTTCACCGGCTTAGTCGCTGTGCCCGTTTTTGCAGGCGCTTTGGTTCCGTTTAGTGCTGCGAGCTCTTTCGCAATAGCCGATTTAACTGCGCCCCAACGACCTTCATCGAGCACACGATGCGGACAGTGTTTTCCGCTCCAATCTTCATGCTTCTTAACGCGATCGACGCCCCATCCGCGTTCTTTTAGAAGCTGCGCAATGAATTTAATCGCTAATGCTTCCGCCTTTTTATAGCGCTCGCCCCCGGATTTTGAATAACACACCTCAACGCCGATTGACGTTCTGTTTCCGCTATTCGGTCCGGAACCGTCTCCGCAATGCCAAGCGTTTCTATTTACTGGAATCCCCTGACGAACCTCTACGTCATCTACTGCGAAGTGGTAAGATACTTGATTCGTATTTCCTTTCATATACGAGATTTCATTTTTAGCTGGCGCATCGTTAGCTGTGTTATGGAACGTGATGTATTTCGCGTCCATCGCATTCGGACATTTAATTCCGTACTTACTCGGAGATACAAGATCCTTCGTCACTTTAATCGTCATATAATCGTCTCCCTTTTCGTTTTATTTAAAAAGCGCGAGACCTAGCGATAGCAACAAACCCACTACCGTAAGCATCACGCCCCAAACCCACTTCGTATTTGCGCGCATGTCTAAAATGTCTGCGCGGTTTTCTTTTGCGAGTGCCAACGCTTCATCCGCTTTCTCGTCCGCTTGGTCTGCTTTTGTTTTAACATCGTTGAAAAAGTCGACCTTAGTATCGATACGAACGAGCCACTCGCGAATGTCCGAAATCTTTTCGTTTAATTCGGTATTGCTCGGCTCCGCCATACATACGTCTCTCCTTCCAAAATAAAAAGCCTACGACTCTTCGGCCGGCGGCTTATCAGCTTCGTATTTATCTCCCGTAATTTCTTTGTATTGTTCCGGTGTGATTCTGCCGGCTGCCACTACGTCATGGACGCGTTTCTTCGACCAAAGTCCGTCATCGTAAAAGCCTTTGATTACCGAAAACCAATCGATCGACATTCTACATACCTCCTAACGCGATAAGATAGTAAAGGTCAGCGATCTGTTGCTCCATGATCTCCGTTTTTGACGGTTGAGGCTTCGGTTGAAGGCTGTCGATATATTCCTGTGTCGCAGCTTCAAACCACTCTTCTTTTTCCGGATCAAACGTTGCAATATACAGACCATCTCTAGGCCGTACATCCGTAGCGTTTTCCGGGATCTCGTCGTACTCGCTGATAATATCTTCACACAGGTATATAAAATCTTCGTCATAGTAGAAAATTTGCATACATATTCACTCCTTTACCACAACGGAATCGATTCGTTAATTTCAATCCTCGTGACTTTGGTGTTGTCATTCGCGTTTAGCCCGTCAAATTTCAACGATCCGTCTTCCGCAAATGACAGCCGTGCTGCTCCGTATGAGCCAACTGTGGTGCCTCCAAAAACGGTTATCCCCGACGGTTTTTGAGCGAACCGTGCAATTACAGCATCGTTTGCCGGTATTCCCTCGAAAGACCCTCGTAAGTGAAGCGTATTTTGACGAATTGAGAATAGAAGAGGATTTCCCGCAAAGTGCTTTGTTACTCCCGTGACTAATGTAACTTGGTTCCACGTACTACTTAGTTCATCATCCGTCATCATCCGTTTCCACCCTCTGAATGATCCGTCAGTATGAACCGTTCCCCACCAATGAAGGTTATCAGCACTACGTATAACGTGAAAAGTTTTACGGTTGTTGCTATTGTCAATAACGTAAATATTGAACCACGATGAATCGTTTTTACTCGGCATGTTGAGCACGTTCGTTCCAACGGCGTAGTAATAACCGGATGGTAACGTTAAAATATCCGTACCATTCGGCAGCAGTTGACTTTGTCCAGTTTCAGACAACATAGTCGGATTAGACAACCTTGCCCAACCACTCCATACGTTATTATTAAGATAATTCGTATAAATGTTGTTTGCGAAATCAGTCGCATAAATCCACCCGAAACTTGCTTTGCCATTCGTAGTATCCGTCATGTGATAGAAACCTCGGCAAGAACGATGATTCGGCATATCCCGAGATCCTGCGATTGCGTAGAATGTTCCCTGACCCAAGCCGCCGTCGATGACGGATTCTAAAATACTTATTGACGTATCTCTAATCGAAATTAGGGGCATTCCCGTATCAGCCGTGATTTTTTTCTGCTGGAAGCCGGCGACATAATCTTTCGCTTTCTGTAGCGCGGCGTCCGCTTTTTGCTGCGCCCCCGCTGTCGTCTCTTTGGCGTCCCATTCCGCTTTCTTCTTCGCAGTGACATGGACATCCGAATTATTTGCGTGAGCATCTACTTTTTCTTGCGCTCCAACCTTCGTTTCAACGTTGTCCAAGTCTTCGAATTTTGCTTCAATTTCCGCAACGGTTGCTACTACGTCGTCATAAAGATCGTTAATTTGACCACGCAGCGTTTCAAAGTCATCGATGTAATATTCCGCAACGGGTACGATATTTTGATCGATAAGTGACTGCTCGATGCTGAAGCCGAATTTATGAATGGATAGCGCTTGGCCGTTCGTGTAATAAAGGATCAATTCGGCTTTTACGTTTCCATAATGACGGATCTCGTCCGCAGACAAAACATATTCGGCAAGTCCTTCGGGCTTATTTACTAGTGTGATTGCTCGTATAAAACGGCTTCCATCCGCCATCGAAAGGACTAATTTACCTACGACCGCCGATAACGGTAAAGGAACGCCATCTTTCGTGAGCTTAAAGGATAGACGCGCCGTTTTTATATCTTGCGTGCTGAATTGTATGGCGGCATTGATAGGCCGCTTTGTTTGCGCATTGACGTCGAAAGACAAAGCGCCATCTTTTGCTAACATACACATCTCCCCTTTATCGAATAAATATTTTCGCGACGCCGTAGCCCTCTGCTTCGTCATACGGCGTTTCGATATCCATTACACGCCAATTAGACGCGCCTTTTGTTGCTACGCCGTTGACAGCCGTTACAAAATCACCGGCGCGGACAGTCTCGTCAATCCTGACGCTAACTTGGCCGACTAAACCAACAACATGCCACTCCGGCCGAATTGACCGCGGCAAATACCCAACGTCTTCTTGGTAGTCCGGATTTTCAACCGGAAGATCAATAATTTCAACGCTCTTTTTTCCGTCAGATTCAACGTGAATAACGTTTGTTTTTTGCGTAATGACTCCGCCGAATCGATCGCGTAAATAACGCCCCTGCCAATCGAATGATGATTCGCCAAGAACAATACCCGCCGTAGATGATACGACACCTAATAAGTAATCGTCCTGTTGCGCTGGCACTATCTTAGAACCATCGAGAGTCACGACCGTTCCTACGGGTATGGATTCACCCGTGGCGCTCTCAAAATACTCCGCATAGTCGGATAATGACGAGCCTCCCCGAACTTGGCCGGCGCTAGTGATATCACCTGACATCGATGAGATTTGCCATTTAGTATCGTTGTATCCGCCCGAAACAGAATAGTTTTGAACCGACGTTACTCCCTGCGATGCTATAACAACACGAGAAAATCCGTCGCCTTTTGTGTGACTGTTATTAGAAGCAATTACAGCTTGGCGCGATCCGTCTGTGCTCGATCCTTCGCGCGAACCCAATATAACGTTTGCCGGCCCGTGAGCTTCACAAGAACCCGTTGTACCTAATACAGCACTTGACGTGCTCCTAGCCGCCCCCGACGTTGAACCGGCCACCAAACCGCCCTTTAGTCTTGTTGGTACTTGAGAAAATGTCCTCTTTGCGAGATCGGCTGCGTTTTGATATCCAGTCGCAGAAACACCGACAATGACCGTCTGTGTGTTAGGTGAATACACGCCAATACTTCCGCCATTTCCGTTCAAAATGCCGTTAGAAATCTTTACCCCGTAAACCTTCCCGCCGACTCCGATTCCGATGTCTGCGGAATTTTCGATAACAAAGTTAGAAATGGATACATCATCCGATCTTTGGGCACCCCCGAACACCCGAACATCGTGCGAGGCTGTCTTAAAACCTGTCATCGATAACCCATTAATGATAATGTTTCGGGATTTAAATTGTGTCGCAACTATAGGTGTTCTCTTATAATCGTAGGACGGATCTCCTATGGCTGTAAAATTCGTCACTTTCACCCGATGATATGCAGAAATAATTAACGCTCTAGGCGCAAGCCCTTTATACATATCGCTATATATCGGTTCAATTGACGTACAGTCAGTAAATGACACGTCGCGCGCTGTTGTACTTTGCGGGTCGGTTGCTCTGTGATGGCCGATATGTCTCGCATCATAACTCCGAACATCTCGATACGATACGTGCTTAGAAATATGGACGTTTTGAGCCGCCGGCCAACTTGCGTGCGCTTTCACTTCTACTCCTCGAACATTCCCCGAAGTATAGCATCCGTTTACCCAAACGTTACGGGAGCCGTCATCGATCTCAATCCCATTTGAGTTAGACGATCCTTGGGCGTGAGCTTCTCCGCTTGGGTTCGTGCAATGACAACGATCGATAAACACGTATTCGCTGTAATGCGTAGTTACTCCGTCATCTCCATATCCTGATGCCTCGCAATTATCAATCCATACGAATCGACTTCCATTACGGGTATAGTCCGATCCAGTTATATTGTAAGATGGTGCGGTAATGTCGAATCCGTGTAAGCCGGGATTAATTGCCTTTACATTTTGAATCCAACCGAGCGTGACTTTTGCGTATGTCAGTGTGCTTGACGCAATTCCGCCCGTAGCCTTTAGCCCGCCCTGACGACTGCGGTTCCAATCAAGCGTAAACCCCTCGACATATATGTTTCGGTTACCTGCGCTGTGGTCCGCGTTAGTTAGCAAAATAGTACTTGCTGAAGCATCGTTGTGTAATTTAAAGATAGTGATATCCTTACCTTGACCGATAAGCGCCGTATTTGAAGGCAGCCTGATGCCTCGAACGACATAAGTACCCGCGGACGCCTTGACCATAACGTTTCCACTACCGATAGCCTTTTTAAAGGCCTCCGTTGAATCCGTTTTACCGTCCGCAACTGCCCCAAAATCGTCCACATGAACTTCGCGCTTGAAGCGTTTGTCAATAAGAGCAAACTCGTAGTCTAGCCGATCTTTGGCCGTTTTATGGGTCGATGCATCCATCGCAACTCGAATATCTACAACCTCTTTTACATCCTCACCATCATGGTTGACAACAAGATTCGCAAAGCGTGCATGTAAGTTGTCTAGTCGGTTACTCACGTTGAATAATCCGTGTTTAATTTGTGCTGAGGTATGCGCAGTAGGTGCGCTCTTATGTGCATTCAACTCGGAAGTCGTTTGCGCAAATCCCTTCTCGATACTACCGAAGTTATCATTCATGTTGTTCCTAGCGTTTCGGTCGAATGCTGATGCAAACCGCTTTAAAAATACGTTAGCCATTTAGTGCCTCCTTTATTTAGATTCTAGCGCGGCTACTCTCGCAGTCAGCGCCGTCAGGTCCGATACAAGTTTATTAAGGTCCACGTTTGCTCCGGAAGAACTGACGTTTATTTTCGAAACTTTTATATAATCAGTCGACGACATTAATCCGGCCTTTGATGAACTAGCCATATCTACTTGTGGCTTCCCGTCCGGTCCTACTACGATGCTCTGTATCTTCTGATAATCGTTTGATGTCAGCAATCCATCGGAAACCGCCGTCGCTGGTCCATACTTCGGTATAGTTGTCGGGTCATATCCGTCGTCAAAGTTTGCGTCGCTTCCGATACGTATACCGGAACCTACCGATGGCCCTTTTACTTTTCCGGACGCATCGAACAACTTGGATACGCGCTTCTCAGTCTTCCGAAAGTTTTTCATGTCCGTCTTAATATCGCGTTTCAGCTTTCCGAATGTGTAAACTGGCGACTTATTCGGATCAGAATAACGCTCAACACCGACAACCTTAATTCGCTTATTGATTCCAAACGGATCTATCATGCACCAAACGTAGTCGCCTTTGCGGATGTCTTGGACGCCGAAATGTCGAAGCTCCGTATACGTCAGCGTCAAAGATAGCTCGATCGTATCCGTTAGTTCTTCTTGCAGTCGAAGCTCTAGTTCATCTGCGTTTTTATCTGTGTAAGCATCGTCGCGTATAGGTGCGGCGTGCTTGATTCCGTAGATTTCCGCTAACGGGCTCGTGTACTCAAGCTCGACCGCGTACGCCTTCGTCTTGTCGTTCTGTTTTCCATAGCCGCGGATGTACGTCTTTAACGAACTCGTATCGAGCTCAACGGATTCATCGCGGGAATTGAATTTATACCGAATCTGATAGTCGGTGTCACGCGCCAATTCCTTCGCAATGACTACCTTTTTTCCCTCGATGGTATATTCCGCTTTGTATTTGTCGAGGATATCCCGCAATAAATCGTTAGAGAAACCGTCGCCGAAATCTTCTAGTTCGAACGTGGCGTCTAAGCCTTCCGGTGATATGTCGTATGTGTACCCTGACCTGTCTAGTGCGATCGCAACCATATCGTCAATGGTCATCTTCTTTTTCTTACCGGATTTGATATAAACGTAATTGTCGGCGAGGTCAATTAACGGCTTATAGACGCCTGATGCTTCGATCTTTATCGTTTCATTAACCGTGGCTGGACGCGTCTTCTTGATGACGTATTCCTCTCCGTCGCAAACGAAGATGTTTTCGTTCTCGATCAACCCGAATGAGTGCTCGTTGTTTCTCGTACTCAAAACCGACACATCAAGCGACTTTTCATTCTCCGCCGTTTCTCTTACCGTACAGTCGTAGTCAGTAAGCGCCTCGACTTCGCCTCTTACCGTTTTTATAAGTAGCTCCATCGCGCCACCTCCTAGAAATAATAGAACCGAAAATCGAATTTGATTTCGAACGATCCGCTCGTTCCCGACAACACAAATTCGTTCCACCCCGGCTCTAGTCGGATTGTCTGCCGGTTGGTATCTCCGAAAATACTTACGCCATCTTTACGCGCCTTGACCCCGTCCAAAATAACCGTCTCTTTCGACGTCGTATCGCCCGTATATTGCCAAGCATCGCCGGTCGTTTTGTTCGTGATCTTTAACTTAGATGAGGCGCCTTTATACGAAATGACGAAAGGCAATTCCAACGGATCAATACGAATAGCCCCCGCATTGTAAATACGGAAGCTCTTTGTCTTATGTTTATAGACCGGAATAGTGTCCTCTAGGTTTTCGCCGAACTGCCAAAGACTCGCGTCAAAAGTAAACGGGTCCTGCGTCGTACCGACCGATTCGCAGTAAGGAGATGCGCTTTCGAACGTTAGTGTAAAATCGGCCACGCTTCCGCTTCTCTCCGGATCAAAAGAATCGCTCAATTCGACTCGCCAACGTTTCTTCGGATTGCCCTCCGCGACTAGATAAAACTCGGATTCCTGATAAAGAGCGTTATATATTTCGTCGCGTAACAAGTAGAAGTCGGCGGCGTCTTCAGCATACATCGTGCACTCGGCCGTGATTCGGCGATTACCGAAATCCTTACCTGTACGATAAGAACCGTTTTTCCCCGGTATGTTTTCGTAGGTGATATTCGGAGACGGCGCCGATACGACTAGACTACGTACTAAAACAGATAGGTCTCGTGCCATGTCGATAATAGTTCCATTGCGGTATTGAATACGGAAGTTTGCATCCGAACGTGGAATCGCTGAAGATCGTCCGAAAACAATATCCGGCGAGAATACATCTTCATTAAAGTTTTCGTCTATATCAACAACGGATGGTTCCGGTTTTGGCTTCGCTGGCTTATCTACGTCGGTGCTTGTGTCTGTCGTCTTCTTCGTGTCGTACTTCGTTAGGTTATGCGTCGCGATAATGTTGTTCAATTTCGTCGCGTACGCTGGGTCCGTTGCATATCCGGCACTAACGAGAGCCTTCGTTGCTTTCCGGTAATTCGTTTGACCGACGACAGCTTTGTAGTGATTCGGGTTCCAGCTCGTTCCGTTGATATACAACTTCGCGAGGTCTTGCATCGACTCGTACCAAGACGGGTATTTACGGAAGTCGGCGTATACCTGGACGTTTCTTCCGTTGTACACTTCCCACGTCAACATACGAATAGAAGCGCCTTTGTACGAACCTTTTACGCCAAACAAGTTCTTACCTTTCGTGGCCAATCCCGAATTTCCGTAGCCGGATTCTAGGCAGCCCTGCGCAATGACAAGCGACGCGAGTATGTTGTAATTCCGGTATATTTTCTGCGCGTCCGGCGCTATCGCTTTGATGAAACTAGCGTTGCTCAACCGCTCACCTCCTCCCTAATAACTGCTTCGATCTATTTCGTCCATCTGCCGTCTACTTACGTGCGGTTCGACAATACGCCCGACCACTTCGCCCTCCATAACCACCGAAAGCCCTTTAAGAGACTCGATAGCAGTTGCGAGGCTGGATAGGTGCGCCTGTATTTGCGGACTGTTGCCGCCTGCTGACGCAACCCGAGCCGTATGTCCAGCGTCTAGCATCCGGAATAAATTCGCCTGCTGCGCTTCCGTCAAGACCATTTCATTTCGTAGCGCGCGGATATCAACTTCGTGACTCATCGGACGATCAATAATCTTCGATGCCATGCCACCTGAATGTAGCTTGCCGGCCGGCTTACCGACGATGCCTCCGACGTGGTACGTTCCTTCGTTTCCTCGGCCACGGCTGACAGCTCGTTCTGTTTTACGTGTGACATCGTTAGTGATTATCGTAATACGCTTACTAAGATCCTTGCTTAGCTCCGCATTCATGTTCGAGGCTTGGCCGGTGATTTCGATAACCTTGTTCTTAGTCCGCTCTAACTGCGATAGCTCGCTTTCAATTGCGGCCAATGATTCTCGATACTCAGCCGTCTTCTTATCCGCTTCAGTCGTATTGTTGATTAGGTTTGCACGAGCATCTCGAAGTTTACTTATCTCTCTATCTAAGACTGCGACGCCTTGCCCCTTTTTCGCAGTAAGCCCGACTTGTCGAAGCTCTAGTTGGATCATTTTTTGATTTACTTGATCGAGTTTCGAAAGTTCCTTTTGTGTCTCCGCTAGGCTGGCGCGTTTTTTCTGTAAAGACTCCGTACTCTTCACTAATTCGGTTTGCTTTGCTTCCAAAATGCGCTTCTCTTGCGCGAGATTTACTTCGAGCATATTTGCCGTTGCTTTATCGCCGTTCTGTTTTGCTTGCGCAATTTTCTGTTCGATACTTTCTACGACAGCTAGTTGATTTGCAACCGCCTGCTCTTTGTCTGCCCGCTGTTCCGTGATGCCGTTTATCTCTTGTTTAAGCTGCTTTTCTTTCTGTAGCTGACCGTCCATATTTCGTTCTGCGAGCGTCTTTTGCTTTTCGAGTTCCAAGCGCAATTCTTCCGCTTTCTCCGCACTCAATCGTTTCATCGCCTCGGTATTCTTAGCGATCGCATTACCTTGCGCCGAGAAAGCCGCCTCTGTTTCCGGAGACTTCTTGATGATCTGATCGTTCAGTTGTAAGAACCGGTCGAACTCCTCATTCGTAAGACCCGAGCTTTTGCGGAGACCGTCTTGTTCAGCGTTTAGCTTTTTAATCGCGGCCGAATCTTTTTCGTTAGCCAGCGCGTCCTTGTTGTCTAAGTAGCGTAGTAGCTCGTCGTTGGTAAGCTTCATCTTCGACTGCAAGCCGTCGTACTCTTTGATCGTCTTATTGATGCCGTCGACTTCCTTTTGTTTCGCGTTTGCTGCTTCGAGACTGACGGTATTCATCGCTTTGTAGCCCGCAGAAACGCCGACCATTAAGCCGCCAAGTATCGAAAGGCCCGTTATGACCCAACCGGCCGGACCCATCGCCGCGAATAATCCACGCAACGCGAAGCCGAGTTTGATCGCGGACGAAGCCGTTAAAGCGATAGCCGCTGAAGTACCGGCCATTGCGAGGCCGGTTGCTACTACGCTCGGATTTATCGAACTGAATGCCCGTACTAAGTCGGCTCCAATATCGACTATTTTACGTAGGTGCGGTAAAAACTCGTTTCCAAGCTTAATGCCGAGCGTTTCGACTGCGCCGCTAAGTTCTTCGACTGATCCGAGGAAGTTGTCGAGCTTTACTTTAGATACTTCAGCCGCAGTTACTTTCGACATGGCCGCCGCCATATCCTCAACGCCTTTTGCGCCTTCTTTATAAAAGACGGTACCAGCTCGCACCGCATCCGAACCGAATAACGTCTGTAGCGAAGATTGCCGCTGCTGATCCGTTAGGCCTTTGAATGCGTTCTGAAGAATGCCGGAAATAGTCGCCAAGTCTTTGAGCGATCCTGCTTGGTCGAAGAACTTATTCGTTCCGTCTGACGTTATAATCCCGAGTTCCATCATTTCTTCGCGTTGCTGCTTCGTCTGTGGTTCTAATCGCGATAGCATCGTTTTAAGCGACGTACCGGCGTCTGAGCCCTTGATTCCGTTCTGTGCAAATACCGCAAGCGCCGTCGCCGTGTCTTTAAACGACATTCCGATTCCGGACGCGACCGCAGATACTTGGGCTAGACCGAACTTCATTTCGCCTACGTCCGTCGCCGAAGCGTTGGCTGCGCCCGCGAGAATGTCGGCCGCTTTAGACACCGATAAGCTGTCGGCCTTGAACGCATTTAGTGCCGTACTGGCAATCTCGGCCGCATCCGCAAGGTTTAAGTTGCCTGCCGCCGCTAAGTCGAGCGCGCCCGCTAAGCCTCCGTTTATGATGTCCTTCGTCGTTACGCCGGCCTTTACTAGTTCCTCGGTCGCCTGCGCCGTTTCGGTCGCGCTAAATGACGTCGATTCGCCTAGCTTGATTGCGAGGTCAGTCAACGTCTTCATCTCGCCGGCCGTGGCGCCCGATACCGCTTTGACAGCGCTCATTTGTTGTTCGAAGTTTGCCGCAGCTTTCGCAGATGCCCCGATGCCGACCACGACTGCGCCGCCGACCGCTAAGGCCGCTTTTTGTACGAGGCCCATTTGCGAGCTTAACGAATTAGCCGTATTGCCCATCTGCTGCATCTGCGCCTGCGCCTGCGCTACACCCGCCGTGAATTGGTTCGATTGTAGTGTCAGCGTCGCAGTGATTTCGCCTACTGATACACCTGCCATTTGTTTTCCTCCTTTCCTCCGTTATTTAAAGAAGTTCCGCAATTGCTCGAACTTTTCACGGTCAAATTCTTCGCGGTCAACATAGCCGGCTTGTTTACGTAAGTCTTTTACAAGACGTTGATACTCGCGGTCATCCATGGCACGCCCTTCAGACCCGACAAGTAGCGAAATCATCGAGAGACGATCGATCGCATTAGCCTTCGTTTTGGCGCGTAAGATTTTCGGAATGTCGACCATGTAGTAATCATCTTCGATTTGCCGTTGTGTGACGCCCAGCAAAACCGCCGCATCTATTAAGTAGTCATCGATTGTGTACTCGCCTTCATCCGTTTGTGCTACTTCGCTGTTTTCGGAAGAAGGCTTCGTAGGTTTTTTGCTACTGATTGCAGACGGTTCTTTTCAACGACCGCGATTAAAAACTCGACAATCTCGTCAGTGCCGACGTTTTCCTGCACATAGTCTTTGTCTAGTCCGGAAAGGACAGCGACAACCTTTACGACTTCATCCATCGCTAGATTAATAGCCGCAACTAAAGTCGCTGCAAAATCGTCTTGACCGTTTGTGCTTAGAACCGTAAAGAATAAATGCGGCAAACGATCGACCACCTCGAATAGTTCCTTCCATTTGACCGGCGTTAGCTTCGGTACTTGAACCGTTTTGTCGCCGAGTGTAAGTTCGCTTGATACCTTCTTCGTTCCGATACCAAATAAGCTCATTGCGTAACCTCCTTTCTAAATTAAAAAGACACCGCCGCTAAGCGATGCCTTCCGTTGTTATTCCGCTGATTCGTCGCCCATGATGAATAGGTCGCCGTCGTTGTCCGTGTCCGGATACGCTTTGAACGTCAGATTTGCGATACGCTCATCGTCTGAATTGTACGTGTACTCCGGATCTGACATAGCTCCCGCAAGTGGAATTGTGATGTAGTCGTTAGGTGTCGTACCCGTAGCCGTCGGTTTGATAACGAGCTTTTTGGCCGCCGCTAACATATCGAAGCCTGCTTTACCGGAAACGACTAATTTCATCTTCGCCGGGTCCGTGCTATCCTTAACTAGTCGGCTATTCGGCATTGCTGCGGATAACCGTTCTAAGTCATGAAGCGCGAATGGGACCGTTACTTCCGCGTTACGGCCTTTCATCGTTGACTTGACTGGCGTGTCTCCGTATTGGTCAACCGTCGTATCTTGAATCGACGTTTCCGCCTTAAAGACGATACCGCCTTTCGTGATATCAAACGTAACTAGTTCGGAACCTTCGCCAAACTCGACGATTGCCGGACCGATAGGAACGTTAATTCCTCTAATGCCTGCTGCCATTCGTTTTCCTCCTTTTATATTTGCGCAAAATAAAAAGCGCCCCTAAGGACGCTCTACGCAATCGAAATTTAATGAATATATTGGACGATCGGATTCGTCGTCTCCTAAATACAATGGCGCCGAGTTATTACAGCGCATCTGTACGATCGAGCTTTCGCCGACCTGAACTTCGGACAAATTCGTAAGCGCATCGTATAGTTCGAACGCTTTGTCTTCCGCCCCCGCACCGTCCCTTGATTCGCCACGAACGAGTATTTGGAAAGACGGCCGCTTTAGTCCGGTGTACTTAGACGTCGGGAAGCCTCCCGTTAACTTGACCGATATTTCCGCTCCCTCACCGTCTATTGAGAATTTATTTGCGTAATAATCACCGTCGACTCGCGCCTTTATGAAGTTAATTAATTCGACTATACGCATTAAGTCAGTCCTCCTCGGGCGCCATCCGCAATCCAACGAACGTACTTATCCGCGTTGCCGCGTAACGGTCTTTCGAGGTATTTGTTACCGACCTCGTAGCCGTCAATCCCACCAGCACCCGCCGACGTAGATCCAAGTTTGTAGTCCATTTCGTGCGTCCAAACTGCGTAGTTAAAGCCGTCCTCGACCGCTCTGAATGAGACGTCAACCGACGCTTTCCCCGCCGTCAATTTAAACTTTTTCTTAACGCTGCTTCGAAGCGTCCCTTTGTCAATCGGCGCGATGTTCTGCGCAACCCTAGCGAGGTCGTCACCCGAATCACCAAGCGCTTGTGCTGCGCCTTCGAGGGCGCCTCGACTGGCGGCGCTGATTCCGCTAATAAAGTTACTCGCATCGAACGTAAAACTCATAGAAGCACCTCCGTGAGAATCGCTTTACCACCGATATGTCTCTTAACGTTGATTTCCTTCGGTCTCTTTTCCATCGTTTCTCCGAGCTCATTCGTGTAAGAAATAATATCGGTATAGCGTATGTCCGCCAGGCGTTCTAGTAGAATACGAGCCGATGCGACTGTTTCTTCGGACTTAGTGACGCCGTTGTTGCGTGACTTAACCGTGGTAGAACCTTCATCGATACGGCACTTTAGTGTAAACTCTTCGGCTTCGTTTATCGGGTTTCCCCAAACGTCTCGCTCAGCAGATAGTCGCTTCACCGTAATAGTTTGGCGCATTGGAAAAATCGCCATTTACAGCACCGTCCTTCTGATGCGTTTGCCTCCGATTTGAACGCCGTTTGCGTCTTCGATAGCGCTGATTGATTCGCGTGGAATAAGGTCCTCGTCTTCGCTACGAAGTGTGTCTTTGTAGTTAAACGCAGCGACGCCCGTGATTGAGTACGAAGAAATACCGTGCTTGTTCAGTCGGTTCGTATCGTTGTACGCGATAGCTAGTACGTTAACAAACTCATAAACCGCTTTGTCGGGTATAACGTACGTAGGAAAGACCCTCGTCAAATTCGAAGAAGCTCGGTTTATTAGCCGGTTCTTCTTCGCTTCATCTGCGTCGATCCAATCCTCGGTATCTACTAAAAACGTATTGATGTATTCGTTTGCACCTTCGACCGTAGCCGCCATTCGCCCCACCTCCTGTTATTTTGCGGAGGATTTCTTGGCGGGCTTTTTAGCTGGCGCCGGCTTCGGTTTATCCTCCGGTTTTATACAAGTAACCCACTTCGGACACAATCCATCTAACAACTTTATCTCGTCGGAGTCGTCCGTCTCATATGTCCCATTGTGATCAAAAACAATCTTTTGGGAACTTCCAATCATATAAAAAGGTGCCGCTTTATAAAGTGCCATTAGCTAGACACCTTTCCCTCTAACGCCTCCAAACGACTTCGATAATCATCTAAAATCGACTTGACTTCCGTATTAAGATTATCAAGGAAAACACTGCCCTTTCCTATGGTTCGAGAGTTTACAGCCCCATCTCCAATATGCCTATTTTTAATTGCGCCATCCTCAATAACTAATGACCCGCCTTCAGAAGATTGAAGGTTTTGGATAATGTCACCCAGTTTCAATTCATTCGCAATAGGCATAGATTCGTTCAAACGTTGTTTCTGACTATCCGTTATCGCCAAATTTATTTCCTCCTTTCAAAAATAAAAGACGGGCAATTAAGCCCGCCGATTAAGATACAGTCGTCGCGATGTTTTCAAGAATTGCAATTTTTTCGTTAGCGTTTTTAACTTTGATGCCGTATTCCCCGCGAATCTGTCTTGCGACAAAGTCTGCGCCTGGAACGCTCGCGTCCGTATCGTATACAGAACGCCCAGTCAAAGGATGTAGCGAAAGGATGCTTCGGTCGAACAAAGCGATCTTATCTTTCGGGAAGTTAGGATCAACAATGACCGTAGCGACTCCGCCGCCAACCATGTCTGAAACAAATGTGCTGATTCTGTGGCCTGTAGCTGCGTCTGTACGTTCAGTTCGGATAGTATCCGTCGCCATTTTTGAAATCTGACGAGCGCCTGCTGTATTCGTTAAAATCGTATTTACAGAGCCACCTCTGAGATATACCTGCTCCATCAGTGCGTTAATATCTTTAGCCTCTACTTCTTTTCCTTCTAAATTTGCTTTTGCTGATCCTTTAAGATTCGCAAAGTTTAAAAGACCGCCAGTCATACGTGGCTTACCGTCAATTCTACGTCCATAAATCAACCAGTCGTTGAACTCACGCGCCATTTCTTTCAGTCTTAATTGCACTTGGTAATTGAGTTCATCCGTTACATTGTGCGTTCTGACAGCTTGTTGGGTGTTGGAAACCGCTGCATATCTTTCGATGATTTGCGTGAAGTTGTAGTCAATGTATCGATCGTGGCCCTCGTCCATACCTACGCCTGCCCCTTCATTTTGCGGGCGTGAAACAATTCGCAATTCAGCACCAGCTTTTAGCGTTTCCTGAGTAGTGCCGTCGAATCCTCGAATAACTGTCAGCACATCGCCCGAAACGTCGGTAACTTTAAGATATTCCTCCCCGACAACAACGATAGCGTCTTTACGGAACTTAGATCCGTCATCTTCTGCGACAGTAATCTTACCGTCTGCCCCCACTTCTTTAATCGTTGCTAAGTTCGAGTTTAAACGATCTGACATCCACTCGAATTTAGTTTGGAAGAGAGCTTCACCATTTAGTCCCACAAGCCCTAAAAGAGTCGGCTCGTCTTGAAGAATTAGCTCGATTCCTGCGTCCAACTGACGTACTTGATCCTTAAAATCATAACTCTTTAACATTTAGTTTCCCCCTAGTTATTTAGTAGACTCTTTAGTTTGTTAGAAAGCTCAACAACCTTTGAAAAGTTTTTTTCCTTTTTCGCAGTAGTTAACTGAGCTTCTAATGTCTTGATTTCTCCACCCGATCCTCCTCCATTTGTAGGTTGGCCTATTGGCTTACTATTTTGAGTGGATTTAATCAGGTAAGGTTTATTGTCAACGATCTCCCGAACAACACCTTCTATTCCGTGCACTTTACCCTCCTCGACCTTAACTTCCGATAAGTCTGCGAGACGTAATGCGTCGTCAACATAGGCGATGCCGTGAGCCGTAGCAATCTTAATAAACTCGTTCGTAATTTTGTTTTGTTCGTCCGCTTTTTTAAGATCCTCGATTTGCTTCGCAAGAGACATCTCAGTCTCCGATTTCGCTTCGAGTTCCTTTTTGATGCGATCGAGTTCCGTCAATTCTGCGTCTGCCTTTTCTTGCTCCGCTTTTTCATACGCTGATACTTTTTCTTTTAGATCGCCATAATCTGCGTACTTAGATTCAACGCGGCTAATGCGTTTGGTAATCAATGCGTCCAGTTCTTCCTGCGTGAGTTCGAGCTTCTTCGGCTGATCATCGTTAGGTTGCGTCGGCGTTTGTTCTTCCGCCTGACCCCCGCCTGCTTGATCATCTGCGTCAAATAACGGCATAAATCGTTTTACAAACATATCGTCCTCCAACCGTTTTAAGGCCGTCGCCTATTAGTTAAAACAACCGTTTAGTTTAACGTCTTAACGTTCGGACAATAAACCGACATCTCTAATCGGTGAATATACGTGCTTACAGCGCGGATGAAATATCTCACCCGTTGCTTGCAATTCCTCGTAAGTTTTAAAATCGCCAGGCGCTTCCGGCGTCAGCTTTATGATCTCGCCTTCGTGACCGCGGCAGGCGTCTTTAGCGCTATGTGCCGATATTTGCGCATACAAAACGCCGCGATCAACGGCTTCGTTAGTCGTTGCTTCACGGTATGTCTGCATCATTTTTGTCCGAGTCACCATATCGGCATATACTTCCGGCTTCCATCGCCGTCCTTTTGCGTCGACTATTCCGGTCATGACGGATTCTTTGAGACGCTTTTTGATATCGTCTCGAATCGTACGCATTCCATTTGTGCCCGACGCCATGTTGTACTTTATAGAATCGGAAACGGCGCGCCTGACTGCGGCTTTTGTTTTCCGGTCTACATTTTGCGTGACCGCTAGAAGGTCCGCTTGTGTGTCCGCAATAGCTGCCGCAACCATTGCTTCGTTTAACTCGTTGAACTTTACGATAAGAGCCGCTTGTTCAACTGATTCCGCAATGTTAAGCGCTACAAGCGTATTTATTACGCCTTCTCTCGCAGCAAAAGGCACGTTCTCACTAACCCACCGCGCCGATTTCGTATCGAGGTCCGATAAAATACCGCTAATTGACTGAAGCGTAGCAAGCGCATTGGCTCGTCGGAAATCCGAAATATCAACGCGGTCAAGCTCGGCGAGAATGTCTTTGATGGCGATTCGATAATAGCCGGCAAGCTGCTTCGTTTGGTAATCGTAGTTAGGTGCCGGTGCTTTCGCCATTACTCAACGTCCTCAGGTTCCGGCGACGTTTCCGGTTCATTAAAGATCGACGCATCTACGAACCCATTTGCGGATGTTTCGTCTTCTTCAATACGTCTCATGGTTTCGTCGGCTTTTTCATCATCAACGTCGTCCATCGCCTTGATTGCGCCCCTCACGTCAATAGTCGGCTTGCCTGCCGTTCTGATCTGCATGATCTCCGCAAGTTCTTTTTCATTCTGCGGAATGCCGTCGTTCCAAATAGCTCGCGGGTAAACGGCCTCGTCGATTTTGATTCGATTGACCGCCTTCTCTAATAACATGCACGTCCATAACGCGTCTCGAACCGCTTTATCGTAGTGTGCTCTGATTCGTTTTACTTTCGAAAGAATCGGCATAAAGCGTGCTTTGATTGCGGCTCCATCTGTATGAGAAGTTCCTGTTCCGCCTGAATTATCACCTGACATCGTGGTTCCGAAAAGCCACTGCGGCGTTTCCGACATCATGAATACGGTACTCAGAAGAACGTCTAATTCTTTAAAGGCGGCGTCTAGTTGCGCTTGCCATACCATGTACCCCGGCGTATGGTCTTCTTTTGTTACCGGAATATAAGCGCCACCGAAGCGAACCGTATCTCCATCGTCTTGAATCTCCGGACCATACGCAGTAGGATCGCTGTGCTTCCATAAAATATAATCGATCTGAACTAGGCGATCGTTAATCGCAGCAAACGTCGTTTCTAACTTTTCTAATCCGCCGATTCCGAAGAACTCGTCATCGATCGACTTGTACGGAACGTGAAAAACCGGAATATGCGGTAAGTGAGTTTCTTCGATATCTTCTTCGCGTCCTGTCGGCAATTGTTCACCAATCTTAAATACGGGTACCGGCGTGCCCGTTGAAGTATCAACGCCATTTTCGTTCAAACGATGCCGCGAGTACAGAATATAACCTGGTACGTGTCGTTCAACGTTTAAAAACGGAATCTCCGTCTTCTCCGTTTCGACCCATTCAATCTGCGCAATATTGACCGCCTTTAACTTCTTGACGTTGCCGGCGCTGAACTCCGGAAAGACTGCGCCAGCGCTTACGTGTTCAATGATCGCTTCCATCTCGACATCTGCCGGCACGGGTAAGCCGAGCTCCTCAACTTCCGTAAAGTCTTGACGGTAGCCATATCGAACCTTAAACCATGAATCGCCTCGAAATCCGTTAGCTGTTGCACTTTCGTGAAGAAGCTGATTAATGTCGTTTTCCTCTACGTAGCGATTCAGTGCTCTTTGTTCCTCGCTGTCGTCGGGTAAACCGCTTTCGAACTGAACCGGTTCGCCTACGAGAAGGTCAGCCGGCTTAGTTACGAGAATGTCGGCAAGATTGACCGCGATATATAGCTTCTTTAATTGCTCGGCTTGTGGCGAGTCTTTGAGCACCTCGGTTGCACGCTCATAAACGTCTCGCTGTCGTCCCTCAAACAACTTTTTCATGCGCCGATATTTCGCTAGTCGCTCGATTGAATCAGCCGGAGGAAACTGCGCGCCGGGTCGGATGATACTGTATGTCTTAGTATGCGATCCGTCGTCGGGTTCGTGGTTGCGGTGCTTAAATAAGTCCGTAAAACCCATCGCTTATTCCTCCTTTAGAAGTGCGTCTAACTTATCCGCTTCATTTTGAATATCATCGACTGACTCGTCGGTTGTTGTGTTGTCGGTAATAATTTGCTTTTCGGTAAGCAGTCCGTATCGTTTCATGAATAAGTCAATCGCTTTAACGGACGGTTGCGGCCCCTTAATCAATTTCATTAATTGACCGTATACTTCCGATCTGTGACTCGAAAGCATATCGTCTGCTAACAAATTCATGTATTCAATGAACGTTGGATCTTGCGTTCGCCATCGATACAACCCCATTCGCGACATCCCTAGTTCTTCTGCGAGTTGCTCCTGCGTTTTCTTCTCGCCGCCTTCCGGCATAATTTCATTCAAAGCGCAGGCCTGGGCGGCTTTCCGCTTCTCAAACGACAGTTGCGCCTCTAGCTGCTTAATTCTCGACATTTAACGTCCTCCTTTCGTTACATATACTTCGGCTTCTCCTGAAGCATCGTTTTCGCTCGCTTGCTGACACTCACCGCCATTTCTAACGCATCCGGTAGGTCATCGTGCCAATTCGAGCCGTACCGCTCAAACTGCTCGAGTAAGAGCGTTTGACTGCGGTGAAATTCGATCTCACCTTTTTCGATCTGCGGCATGAGTGCTTCGATACGGAGTTCTTTCCGCGATCGTTGATTTATTTTTGTGACGCGCGATCCAGCCGGGTATCCTTGTACTACCAACTCGCGTTTCAGCGTATCAATGAAGAACTCTTGCGCCATTTGAGACTCTGCCGCTATTCGATCGGGTAGGTACTCGATAACCTTCTCCACAATCCTGCGCAGAAACTTATCGGGATGTATTCGTTCTCCGTAAGCGTCAATGACGTAAATCTTTCCGGTCTTTTTATGTTTTGCGATTGTCACGATTGCCGAGAAGTCTCCTCGTTCTTTACCCATTGCGAAATCTATCCCCATATAAACGGCGTAGTCTTTACGATTAAGTTTAAAATCCGTCCAATACGAAAAGGATTCCGGCTTGAATAGCTGCGAATCCTCGTCGATTGGATTATTCATAAATTCGGTATTGAACGCCTTTATGCCGATATTGACCTTTTCGATCATCAGCGCAGGCAAAGGAAAACGCCCCGGCCATAAAACCTCGGCGCCTTCGTCCATTTCCGCTTTATGTTCTTCATAGAAACGGATAGCTGCGCGCGCATTCGGCGTGGACATCGAGTCTTCCGATTCTGCTTGCATCATTTCTTCGACTTCTTCGTCACTTGGTACGTATTCTTTGTAGATACGTTCAAATTTCGCCCATAGGTCGGTTCGCTTCGGCGGCTTGATGATCGCCGGAAAGCTGTTTTTAATGAAGTCGCGACGTTCTTGCAGTACGTAGTTCAGCAAACTATCGAAATGCACAAGTGTTCCCATGAAAATAAAAGCTGTTTTCGTAGGATCGCCCGCTGGCATAAGGTCTTGGTTAAGCCAATCCTTTGCCTTCTGACGCAGTTCAGGCGTATTGTTCGAGTCAAGCGACTCTAAGTCGTCCAATAAAACTAAATCCGGTCGCTGCGAACCATTACGGAAACCACGAATCTGCGTTCCGAGCGACGTCGCTTCCATTTTGATTCCGGTCGTTGTTATAAAAGCCGTTTCGGAATCCTTTTCGTTGCGCGTTTTCTGCTCGTATAGGACCTCGCCAAAGTCTTCGCGTAGCTTTTGGTTGTACTTAAGCTGTCCCGCGACCCATTTAATGAACTTGATCGATCCGGCATTCGTTTCCGAAATAATCAAGATCATGCGTCGTTTTTTATACACGATTTCACGCACCGGATAGGCATTCGATAGATACGCTGACTTTGCGTGTCCCCGCGACGCAGCCCATGCGATACGCGCCGTTTTATTTCGGTTAGATACCGAGTCGAGGATCGACGATAACTTGGTGTGGAAATTCGGCGCGTCGTCCATGTCTACCGCGGTCGTCGGTACGAGGTTATCCGGATTTCCCGGGTTTCTTGCTTCCGAAAAGTATTCGTAGAAGAAATAGAGCATATCGACCTCGGCACGGTGTACCCGTTTTAGTTTGGTGAGTTCGTCGCGGTCTTTCCGCATAAGATCGACATGGTAGTCCGAGTGTTTTCCCGCTTTGATAATGTCGCGTAATTTCTTCAGCCGCTCCGTGACGGCCTCTATCCGTGCCTGTCTTTCTTCACGTTCTAAAAACTTGCCATTTATATACGCCAAGTTATCGTCCTCCTTCCGTCTATTTGCCGTTGACTTACCGTATTCGTTATCGTATAATGAATGTAACTTAAAAATAATTAAAGTACATTGGAGTGAAACGTATGGCTAACGAAGTGAACCCGATCAAAAGTAAACGCGATTTCAATAAATTAAAAAACGCCCTCAAACCGGGGCGCGACCGTCTGTTATTGCAATTAGGGACGGCTTTTGGGCTGAGAATCTCCGATTTACTTTCGCTTAAGGTCGGCGATCTTCGCGGCCAAACGTCTCTTAAAATAACCGAAGCCAAGCGCGGAAAGACGCGTGTCATTACGTTCTCGGCATCCGTCAAAAAGCTCGTCAATGAACTCGAAGGCGCTGACGAAGACTACGTATTTGCCAGCCGCAAGGGCGCCAAGCCAATCAGTCGCGTCCAAGCCTATCGCATTCTAAACGAAGCCGCCGAGCGCGCCGAGATCGCTAAAAAGATCGGCAACATCGGGACTCATACGCTTAGAAAAACGTTCGGCTACCGTCTGTACGAAATGAATATCGCAGTCGATCGGATCATGGCTATACTCGGGCATTCATCCGAAAAAGATACGCTAAAATATATCGGTATCACGGCCGACGAGATTTCGGACGCATATGAGAGCATCGCGATTTAGGTCGTGGTGCTTTTATTTATTCCGAAGAATCTATGCCGCCCCGACGCCAGTCGAGCGCATACGGTGACTCTACAGTTCCACAGCCGCCTTTTCTGCGATTATTTGGCGTCTTTTCATCCCCTCTTATCGCCGCGTCTAGTTCAGCTAACGCCTTCGCCGCGTCTTTCGCTGCGCGCTGGACCCCTTTTAGTCCTTTAATAGCTTCCGAAACATCTACGTCTACCTTTACGTTTAAATTTCCGACTGATTCGCGTTTGTTTTCCGCCATTCACGTCATCTCCCTTTTCGTTATTAAAGCGTGCTACACGTTGCAACACGCTTTTTACAGAGGCGACAGGAATCGAACCTGCCCACGCGGTTTTGGAGACCGTATCGCCACCTTGGAACATGCGCCCCTATGTTGTCACACCGGCCGTGGTCCGCTTCTTCGAGAGGCGTGCCGGTGAATGTACGTACGTCAACGGTTAGTACCGTCTGATCAGTTAGACGCAAGCACAAAAAGACCTCCGGCGCTGTCCGGAAGCCTCGTTCTGATTGCGTTAAAAATCAAACGAAATTAACGCTTTTCACCAACCACCCTTACGAATACTTTAGTCAGCTACTAAAACGTCTAATTTCGTGCATTTTACGTGTTAAAATCGTTATGCTAGTCCGTATCGTTCACGCAATAATTTCATATCGGCGGTTATTTCCGTTTTAAGCGCGTCGATTGAAGCCGGTTCTGATCCGTCAGTAAGCCGTAGTTGCTTAAGCGTTTCTATTTTCGTTCGTAGCGCGCTGTTCGTGATCGCGGTCGGGTAATGCGTACCGCAGACGATACAGTCAAAGTACGTTTCGACGACGCCTTTTCGTACGGCCCGTTCTTTTAATACGACGGCGGTCTGTTGTTTGCACGCGTCGCAGGTGACGTAGTTAGGTAGCGTGGTCATGGGGCGATCACCTCCGTTTCCCAAACAACGATACTTAACGATCCATCTTCGCCGACATAACCGGGTAATTGTTGTGTCATTATTTTCGAATCTTGCGCATTGATGCGATACGTATAGACACAGAGTGAAAAGTCGTCGAATGATTCTATCGCAACCCTCTCCGCTACGTAGCTTTCATGGATATGCGTCAAGATTTCCGATGCTTTATCGCCTAATGATTTTCTAATATTTCCGCTAGTGCTTCCCGAGACATATACGTTCTCAGCGAGTTTAAAACATCCGGTAATTTCGACCGTCATCCTAGCGACCTCCTTCTCGTATAACAAAAAATACGTTGCCCTCTTCATCAGGAAATAACGGGATTTCTTGCGGGTATGTATTTGAATCTCGCGCAACAAGACGATATGAATAGAATCCGATCAAGTATAATCCTAAGATTTCTTCTTGTTCGCGTCTCAACTCGTACATTCCGTATAAGTTCGGAAGATAATCCGAAAAAGCGATGTCGCTTAAGTATTCCCGCAATTTGGCGCTTGTACCTTTCGTAAAATAGGCGTTAGACGCGTATTGAATACATCCGTCAGTAATTAGCATCACGCGAACGTCTCCCTCGCGTTATTAAATGCATATCCCACATAAACAAAGCGTCCGAAGCCGTCAGATGAAATCCGTATCCGGCCGTGTATTTCAGCCGATCAAAATCGAACCGATACGGCAATTTGAATCTTACGTCTGATGGAACGATTTTATAGCGTCTCATTTGAACGTCTCCTCTACGTTTAATTAGCGTATTAACCCTCCACCCGCTCCGAGAAACTTCGGATAGCTACGACGTATGTCTACGTACGGGTAGACGATTAACACCCCGAGTTTAAAAAATTGTGCGCAAGTTTTGTTCACTAGATTCCGCGTTTTCGTTTGGGGCGCTTGGGGGCGGGAGGCTTCGTCTATTTTTCGCGATTATTATTGAATAACGTATTCATAATATTGCATAACGAAAGTAACAAAAAGACTTTCTGTTACATTCGCATTGATGACGAACGTTGATGCACAGCGGTTGGACGCCGTTAGTTCAGCGCAATGAAACGTATTAACTTTATACATCGCACCAGCCCCGCCATGCCGCTATCCGTGCGGGCTACCTATGCCGGCCGTCATGTATACGATCCTGCATAAACGGATTGGCTTCGGCTTCTGACCCCCTGAGTTTTCGGAGGCCTCGTCCGGTAGAGGCGCTTGCTTGATTGCGGATGTCTTCGCCTGTCCCTCACCGTCACCCTACCGTCCGCCTTCGTACTATATTATATACACCGCCTGTGCCTACCGTTACATAGCGCCTGTATGACGGTACCCTATTCGGCTAATCAACCGCTGCCTATCGTCTGCTGATACGTTGCCCTACCGTTAGTATGTTACGTTCATTTACGTCCTCATTATATAGGATACATATCCGCATGTTTTATGGGTATACCTACGCAATCATAACGATTAGTCATCGTTTATATGTCCGCTATATTAACGTTGTCCTTTCCGTATGTATTTAAGTACAGCGCCCTCGGCTCCGCCTCGTCCGCAAATAATAAGCCGCCTTCCTTCTATATATGTATTCTATTGCGTTATCTGCGGAACGGAGTGACGCTAGGTCTTTCCCTTAAGAATAAGACAACGTTAACGCCTAAAAACGGCTGTATCCCGTGTGGCTCTAAGCGTCAAGGCGGTTTTGACGTGTTCTGTTTTCGCCACACTGAAAGGCCGTTTTGTTCTGTTTTCGCCACACTGAAACGTCGGCTAACCGTTTTTCGGCGCAAAAAAAAGAGACGCTCGCCCTGAACGTCCCTACTTTTCGTCGCTGTCTTCGTCCTCTATTTCGAACAGATCCTCGTACTTCCAACCGCCCGCCTTCATGATCGCAACGACCTGCCAGTCTTCGTGCCGACTATTCGTATCGAACCGTGAGATAGAACCCTGCGGAACGCCCGACGCTTCAGACAGCCTTATTTGCGTCCAACCATCCGCCTTCATTAATTCTTTCAGACGCGGCCTTACGTTTATGCGCTTGCCCATCCGCACCACCTCCGTATTTATATAAGTAATTATACGATAACGAATATTATTTCGCAATATCCGTTGACATACGTTATACGATATCGTATAATAAAGGTACAGAAAGGAGGTGCACGAATTGATTGAACTAGCTACTAAAATATCCGTCTTGCTTGCGTCGTGGTTGGCGATCATCAAAACCGCAATGGAAATCACGTCATTACGCAAGAAGGCAAAGAAAAAGCGACGGTCTCCCTCCAAGAAGAAACGTCGCAAGTAAACGGACGGGGCGCTAAGCCCCGGTTCAATCAATTATATCACACATGCGCAAAATTAATACGCTTGATACGTTGCTCATTATCGTACTGGTCGTTTGGATCGCGTTCACGGATTACGGCTCAATGCAGCCGATAGATTGCGCAGCTATCGCAACGTTAATCATTTTCGGCTTTACGGTCGCTTTAAAATCACTAATAAAATAAGACGTCGAGCAGCCGTCCCTACCTAGACTATTACGACGCAATTAAGACGGCGCTGACGTACTAAAATCGTGGAGGATTCCTTATGATCGAGTATAATTGCCCGGACTGTTCATTCGCCCGGTTAGACGTAGAAATCGAAACGGCCGCTAAATGTCCGAACATCGAGGAGGAGATCGCTTAGTGGACGTAAAACTAACGGCTTTAGGCGGTACACAAACGACAGCCGATCCGCTGCAAAGAGCCGCCGAACTATTTAAAAGAGAACGCGACGATGCGCCTGCCGGCTTTGACTTCGGCTTTAGACTCGCTCTGATCGCGTTCGGATACGATATAAAACTCGAAGGAGATGACGTATATGAACCGCCTCATCAGATACGTATTTAAGCATAAAAATACAGGCAAGGTCGAAACAAAGCGCTGTTACTTAGCTGATTTAGAAACGAATCCAACGGAAGCTCTCGCCCCATTCGTTAATAACTCAGATTACGACTTAATATCCCGGGATTTATGTTTTGACGAAGAAAAAGGCGTGTTTGTCGGAGATTTAATCTATGTTACTAATTGGTTCGGAAACTATATAGCGTCAGTAAAATTCGGTGAGTACGAACAGGATGGAAGCGGGGATGAATACGGGCCGTCGAAATGTTTCGGTTTTTATGCGGAAGCTACAGACCCTGCCTGCACAAATGAAGGTGGTTATGTAATTGTACCGGATTACCTCGTCCAGGACACAATGCTCAAGCTAGATTCGTATGAGAGAATAGGCACCATTTACGAAAATAATGAACAACGGGAGGAATCAGAATGAAACGTTTTATTACAATAGCAATTGCGGTGGTACTAATGACTCTCGGCTTGGCAACGCCAGCCAACGCGGCATCTATAACGCTAAAGGTTGACGCACCCTACTACACGCCTAAAGCGACGTCAGTGGACGTTGTGGCATCGAAAAGCAGCGGCAGCCGCGTATATTACACAATGACGCTTCAGCAACAATACACGGACGGTTGGAAGTCGAAACAATCGCAAAGCGGCGAGTTTGTTAAAAGCACGCCGACCAAACGCTTTTACACCTCGACAATGACAAACGGGCAATATCGAATCAAATTAACGGCTTACAGTAACGCAGCCAAGACGAAGAAACTCGGCACTTACTATTCAAAGAGCTTCGCAGTGACGAGATGGTAGACGATTAAAATACGAAGGAGGACGACGATATGAAATTCCGCAGATTCTTGTACGGGTGGGCACGGTTCCTAGGCGATGTGAACGCGGTAAAAAAGAACGACGTAGGTGGACGGATCATGCGACGCGGCATCGGAAGGACTTTCGGTAAGTTGTTCAAATAAGCGCCAAGATACGTTATAATACGTAGGTTGTGAGGTGAAAGACGTGACTAGACCGCAGCCAGGCGATTATGACGTATCCGTCGTTTATGATATCCGCGAGTTACCGGACGTTAAGAGCGGACGTTGCGACAATTGCGATACGTCGAAGTTTAACAGTTCGATTAAAGGCGGAGTATTTCTCCGTAAATGCTCCGAATGCGGACTGACTAAGCGAATATAGCGCAAAAATAAAGACGTCCTTTAAGGCGTTCAGAAGGCAGGAGAGTCCGACATTCTAAATGGGGATTTTTTACTAATTTACCATATACATATTGCATCTTAAGGCTATTTAACCGAGAATTGAAATTGCTTTACATAATAGTCAAGGAGGATACGTAATATGAAGAAAGTCGTTTTAGGTTTTATTTCTCTACTGCTGATGTCGTCTGTTTTTGGGTATAATGTCAATGCCGCAGAAAATAGCAAAAGCCGCGATGCTGTTAAAGTAGAGACGATTCAAGATTACAAGAATTATATGGCTGATCAGATTGCTAAAGAAGGATTGGATGGCGATGCTGTTAAAGTTTTAAAGAAGTTCAATGCTCTATCCAAGGATAAACAACAGAAGTTTGTGGATGTCATGAATGATGAGAAGGCTTTAAAGGAAATGGCTGAAATAGATGAGTCTTCTCTCTCTGACAAAGGAGAAACTAAAGCCACTGCACTTAATGGCGATTATGAAGTTGTTAAAGAAAATACCGAAAATAAAGAACCGCAATTCTCTACCAATGCGGCGATTGAATGGAGAGCGGCTGTAGCACATACGCAAAAACTGCTTGGTGTTCCACTCGTTAAGACCACTGTGGAACTATATTATATGGCTGATGGAAATACACTAATAGGCTCTCCTAACAAAGTTAAATCATTTATCAATTACATTTACTTCCCTCCTGTGAAAATAACCAAGAATGGCACTAGGAAAGGCGGTATGGAAGTATTTTATGGTATGCAGAGATGGGCTTGGCACTTGGTCTCTTCAAAGTGGGGTACACAGTATGGGACTAGAGAGCAATACGTCTATGTTGAAGGTGGTACACACAAAGTCTGGGGAGATAATAAGTATATCAAATAAGCTGAAAGGATGTTGGAACTATGAATAATCCAGACAAAAAAAAGAACGAGAAAGAGGTAACAAAAACGAAGTTAGCAACAAAAGTCCTTTTATTGATCGGGTTATTCTGCATAGCACTCCTAGCCATATCAATTCATCTCTTGGTTAAATAAAAAAGTAAAGAGAATAACGTGTTTTCTTTACAATTCGGACGCCTTAATGGGCGTCCTTTTTCGTTTATTTAGACGCAGAACCGCCCGGCTTTACTTCGCCTGTCTTAGTGATAGCTTTGATCATCCGTCTCACCTCCCCGCAGTAAAATCATACCATACTAGCGTGCCTTCTTGGCGTGATCATCGAATAGTTTTCGTACGGCAACCGTCCATTCCGTTTTAAAGCCTTCGGGCTGGCGGAATAATAAATCCGGATGTACTAAGTAACGTACCTCGTTGCGTGTTCCGGTAACTAATACGGCGCCTACACCTTGCAGCCGTCCCATGATTTTCGATACCGTTGATGCGTCGTGTCCGATTAATTCAGCTAACGTTTCGCGTCCGATGTAGTCAATGTCCGCCTTCTTTGCGTTAGGGTCGGCGCAAAGATAATATTCGCTATAATGAAAGAACGGGATGATCTTATAAAGCATGCCGATTTCATTCAGGCGCAGATTATCGATCGTCTGCCGCGCTTTAACCGTATAGACCTTCGTAAATACTTCGTTTTTGATACGGCCACCCATCGTATGAAAACGACTGCTTACGTAAATGCCGTCGGCTTTTAGCTCGATCAAGCCGAGTTCAACCAAGCGTCCGACTAGCGCATTAGCATTCGAGCGGCTACGGTCAAGCAAACGGGCTATGTCCGACTTATTCATCGGCGCTTGATTCGCCCCTTTGACGAGCTTACCGTCGCTTTTGATACGCAACTGAAGCATGATTTTAACCATTGCGCCTGCTTCCGTAAGTGATAGGTCGCGTATGATAGCGCTAAGAGTATCATTGTAAGATACGATATAATTGCGACCATGATGAAACCGTTTCTTTGGCGCTAAGGTCGCTCGAAGTCGCGCCTTTTCGAGTTCATCCGGTGTTCTAATGACGGCTTTTATGGCGTCCGGCACAAATACGCCGAGTTCTCCGTCCTCATTTACTACGCGATCGTACTTCATCATACCCGCCCCTTTTCGTATTTATCGCAAAACAAAAGACGCCTATTGAGCGTCTGACCTTACCGTTTTGATGCCGGTTGCTATATTTACGGTGAATTGTCCGCTAGACTTTCCGCTTACAAAAGCGTTGTATCGTTTCCGCAGTTTCCTGTTTCGTGATTTAACGTCTTTGTTGCTCCATATTTTCCGAACAGGACGTCTGTAACTACGTCCGCCAATATCGACTGAACTAGCTTCACGCAATGAAACCTCTCGACCGGAACCTTCGGGTCTTTTTCTTACATGGCGGTCATCTTTGCGCCTATTTTCTTGATTTTCGGACATGATCGGATATTCTTCTGCCGTCATTTTATTGCGGCGCGTGTCCGATAGTTCTTCGTACAGGATTAAGTCGGAAAGACGTTCTAGTGCGGTTTCCGGCGGTGTGCCCTCATATGTCGCGAGTAAGGCGTCAATTTGTGCGATACGTTCTTCGCGTTCTAAGGCGCCGGCTTTTGTGCGTTCGTATAGAACCGTAATGGTTTCGTGTAGTTCTTCCTTCGTCAATTAGGCGCCCTCCCTTTTCGGTGTTAAAATGTAGCCGCATTTTTCACAGCCGTACACAACATTACTAGATCGATCCTCTAATTCGGCAATAGCTACCGGGTAGTAATGATGGGCGCACAGGAACTGTTTCATACGACTCGCGATACTTACTTTAAGCATCAAATCGCCCCTTTCGTATATCCGTACCCTTCGCCGTGTGACGCCCAATAGTAGTAGATGTCCGCGATTTTGTTAACCGCGACCGCAATATGCTGAGCCACGACATCCTGACGCACCCCGAGCGAGGCACCCGCCTGTGTTTGCGATAGATCATCGAAATAGACTAAACGTAGTGCCTTGTATTGCTTACCGGTCAGGGCCGCTAATTCAATTGCGCGTTCTAGGTCGATTAGAATATCGCAAGCAGCCATGTCGCCTAAGAAACGCCGTTGTCTTAACGTTGTGTAGTCGGCTAGAAGCGCCTTGACGCCGTCCGGTCCGTCGAGCTTATACTGCGCTTCATACCGTAAGTGCTGGTCGGGCTTGTTCGTAGATGCGCCCATTACGACACCTCTGCATCAATTCCGCACAGTAAATGAAGGAATTTAGTTTCAGCGCTAACTGCGCCGAACTCCGTTGGGTTTATTACATGGGCGGGGATCTCTTTCGATTCGATGAGATCGTCATAGGGGATTAAGTCATCATCCCAAGTCACGTCTAACTCTTCCGCGGTGAGGTCGGTATATGGAAGTACGTTCAGCGCTGAGAAATGCATAAAGTCGTCATGGTCGTTTTGAATAAAAAACGCACCTTTACTTTTTCTAGTCAGGACGTCGCAATGCACGACAACGGCATTCATTCCTCGGAATAGTAGATTAAACAACAGGAAAGGTATTGCGCGATCACTCATCTCTTCGCAGTGATAGAAATACCACGAAGGCTTGTAATCAAACGGTGAGTGCTTAATGCGATCAGACTGCCATTTTGCGATTGTGAGTCCGCCTGTACCCGCACACCCATCGTAGCTAGTAGTCGACTCAAGTCCGCCGTCAGTAACCCTCGCTAAAAGATCGGCCACACTACGCGGAGTAAAATCTTGTTTCTTAGTTTTTCTATCCGCGTGCTCATCCTGAAAGTATTCGTGGAAGACGTCCTTCTCAGTAGCATTAAGTACCGGGTCCGCTACGAATTGTCGGAACACCTCCTCACGACGCTCTCGATCAAACAAAATCTCCATAAGCCTTGACGGAGCTTTATACGAGTCATCTATACCAAATATACGATTAATTTTCTCCGTTACTGATTCGCCCAATCATACCGCCTCCTTCGTTTGCTTTCCGTCCGTGAATCGACTATAATCGTCTTATATAATAAGAGAGGTGTATCCGTATGGCATTAGAGTGGATTTCCGCGGTCAGTAATACCGCGTACATAACGTTGGATAGTCAGAAAAGAATATATGTTAACGCTGCGGCTAGGGCTTTACTTGGTATACCGCCAAACACGCCGTTTCAACTTACGATCGGCTACGACAAAGATGAATCGTGCCTAGTCGTTGCAAAGCCGGAAATGGTTAAAGCGGACGTCCAGCCGTTCAATTTCAATAAAGATGCGTATAGTAAGCGTGCTCGACACGTTTTAGAAGGCGCAGGTCTTGAAGAACGTGAATTACCGTTGCGCTTCTTTTTGATTGGCGACGGCGAGGCGTCTAAGCAGCCGCACCTAGCCTATCCGAAAGGTACCTACGCGTTCTCTTTGAGCTGATCGGCCATGATTTCGTCTAGCCGCTTATACAGGTCGTCAAGCGTGCCGTCATTTTCGATTTCATAATCGACCTCGAACCGATCGAGCGCCGTTTCTGTCGGGTGGTTTAAGTCGGCCGCTTTGAATTTGTCGCCACGTCTTTTTGCGCGATCAAAACGTGTTTCATACGGTGCAGTAATACGTAGAATTTTAAACCCCTCCGCCTTTGCGCGTTCGTATTCCTCCGGTGTCCTCATGTCCGTGATTAGTACGTTGCTAGGTCGGCAACAGCGTACCTTTTCGTGTTCCTTGATGCGCCGAAATACTACATTCACCCATACGTCTTTAGCGCCAGGTATCGGTAGTTCTCGGAGGCCCTCAATGAAATCACGCATAGGCTGGCGTTGTTTTGCGTCGCCGCGTAGTTCCGGAAACAGTTCGTAGAATAGCGCCTTACCTTTCGCGGAAAACGTAAACGGAAAGAATTCGTACATGGCTACGAGATAATCGACGGCTACGTCTTTACCGGCGCCTAGCTTACCCGTGATTGCGAGTTTCATAGGCCGGCCCTCGATAGACTTACGATTATCTGCGCGAACTCATCCGCAGTAAACGACAAGGCTCTCGGATCATCAGCCGTTACCTTTGCGAGCTGTTCGCCGAGACGGACTTTATCTTCGTGGAGGGCGTTGATTTCGGCTTGCATACGTCCGATCTCCGATTCGTAATTAGATACAACCGATTTCAGTTCGCTTAGTCCGTTGCGAATCTCCGGAATATACCCCGGCCCCATTTCGTTCCATCCGAGAGCTTTTTCGAATTGTTCGTTTTTCCGCTTTAATTCCGCCACCTCTGCTCCTAGATTGGCAAGTACGGTGATAACGTCGGATTCTTTCGGTTCAGGGTCGTCTTGAACCGGAGTGAGGACGTAATAGAACCCATGATCTATGAAAGTCGCCTTTTTACCGTTAATGATGCGACCGTTAATAATCACGGAGTATCTTAATCTAATGAGGACTTCCGAAACTAACTTCGGCCATTTACCGTCAACATTCTTCGCAATTACTTCTTCGCCTGCTTCCGCCTTACGATCTTCTAAACGGTAGCGCTCACCGTCAATGTGGATGATGTCGGTCGGCTCGAGTACGTGGTATTCCGTATGAAATATAGTGCCCTTATGGCTGAAGTCAGAAATGGCCTCAGCACTTCGTACGCAATCATCCGATTCCGAAAGAGCATCTACTGTAAAAATATCGCCTTCATTATACGGATCTTGACTACCGCTCTTCTCTACAATTACGATCTTCTCGCCAACCTCCGCGTTCCTATCCACCGCAACATATTCACGCTCAACACCGAGCTTTTCGTCCTTTAATACGTGTATGGTACGCTTTTCTTCCGTCATCATTCCGCCTCCTCGTATTGCGCTACATTTAGGTAACTTTCGATATCTTCGCATTCTATCCGTATACCGTTATCGAAAACTATTAAATGATCGCTTGCTTCAACAACTTTCGCGCCAACGATCGCAGTTAATCCGTCATAAACCACCTGAGCAACCTCCGCTATTTTATTTCGTTATGATTTCCGCCTCTAGCCGCTGTCGTCCGAATGCTTTCGCCTCGCCCACGCCCGCAACGTATAGATCGATATGACCTTCCGTAATTGCGCCGCCGCGATCTTCACATACCCTGACGCCGATGCCTTCGATATTCAGCCGCGTCCCGAACGCCAATGAAGGCGGACAGGCGATCGTATGACCCGTTTTGGTACGCGCGCCGCTTGCTGTTACTCCGTAGTCGGAATGGCCGGCTGACTTGCCCGTAGACTCGGCGCCGTTTGTATACGCAGTCACTTCGTATGTTTGCGCTAGTTTTGGCGGCGCCTTCTTGCGATTGACTACGTTTGGCAACGGTTTCTTAGCCGCCGCCTTCTTCAGCGCCTTTAATTCGCCCTCTAACGTCTTGATGCGCTGATTGGCTCGTTGTAAGGCCGCTTGATCATCCGTTAATATAGGCGCAGGCTTTTCCGTCGCTGGTTGCTGCGTACAAAGTAACCCGCACGCAAGCGTCATGGTCGACATTATACCGATGCAGACACCCCCTCGAAGAATTGCGCAGTCCACGGCTCGACTTCGACTACTTCTCGGCGAAGCGCTTCGGCTAGGTCGGCGATTTCCGCCTGGGCGCCGTTGCCCTTCCGTCTCTTAGCGTAGAAGTCTAGTAGAGCGCGCAGATTAACGGTCATTACGAGATTAGTAGCCGCTGCCTGCGGTAGAACTGCTCTCGCATCTTCTGCCGGAATACCGGCTTTACGGAGATCGTCGTAAGCCTTTTGCGCCGCCTCCATTGCGCTAACAAATACGTATTCCGTCGCCCCTATCTTCGCTTCCTTCGGAATCACGTAATCGAATCCACCTGATCGGTCTCCGCTACCCATTCGCACATACCGCTGTGATTGGACGCTGAAGCTAAAGCCGGCGCGGTGGCGTGTTAACTGCGCTAATAAGGCGCGGCTGACGCCTTCGATCGCAAAGGTGAACGTTAGGTGCTCCAAGGTCGACGTATGCTTCGATGCGACGATCTGCCGGAATAGTCGGTCGGCATCCGTGCCTTCGCCGCCATCTGATGCGCTGTTGCCGAAATACTTGGCGCCTTCTTTGGCTACGATTTCGGACGGCTTGTTGGCGCTATAGCACGTTCTAATTGCGGATAAGGCGACTGCTTGGCCGTCGGTCGGATCGAAATCATCGAAATAGTTACCGACACATCGACCGCGTGTAGAATCGTAGTTTACGTGGTCTAGTGATCGATAAAATTTATCGCTTAATTGCGTATGTGCGAGTAGCTGTACGTTCATTTTGGTTTCCGCCATTTATTCGTCCTCCTCTTCATACGTTATTTCCTCATCCGATACGGCGCTGAAAGACCATTCGCGGGGAAAATCTTCGTTGAATAACCAATGGTCGATTTCGTGCGTCACACAAGTTCCGTGAATTAATTCGTCTTTGTCGTAGATTACGTAGCCTTCAATTTTAACTTTTCGCACCTCTCCGCCTCCTTCTATAAATAATCAGTAATTAACCAACTACGACCGCAGCCAGTGCACTCGGCTTCGAAAAGGTTATCACTTACTTCGAATGTCCCATCATCAAACACCGTCACCACTCCTCTTGCGGGCACATCTTTACCGCACTCATCGCACTTATCTGTGACCATTTATCCGCCCCTCCTTGCGTTCTGTTCGATTTCTTCGTAGTCAAATTCGCTCGGCGCGCCTAAGAAATAGCATTCGGATGCTAGCGCTTCTACTTGGATACCGCCAGCTCCTCGTAATGTGAGCGTTTGGTACATTTCTTCATTCGTCGAGTACCCTTCGAAAAACCACAGCTTTCTATCGTGTACAAATAACGACCCATATTCGAATCCCATAAATTACGCCTCCTTCACTACTTCACGCATCTTCTCAACCGTCGTTATTCGGAAAGTCACGTCATTTTTTCCGTACATTTCGCAATCAACGACCCAATCACGAAATAAGTCGTTCATATAAGCGAGGTCGCCAGTTCCGTAAAGTTTTCCGTTTAAGAAACACGCATAGATTTGCGTCATTTGCCGACTCCGCTACTTCCGAAGCCGCCCGCACCCCGTTCCGTATCTTCCAGCGCATCCACAACCGTAAAGGTCGCTTGCTCTACCGGTTTGATGACTGCTTGAGCTATGCGATCTCCTTTGCGGATACTGTACGTTCCTGAATAGACTGTACTCGGAAGATGAATACGTTCCCCATCGGCGGTGTCGATGTGCCAAGCACGCTTGTGAAATACGCTATGAGGTCCGGCCTCCAAATGCTTAGCGCCGAGTATTGTCGCATTATCCACGATCACGCCGACCTCGCCCGCATATCCGCTATCTACCGTCCCTAGCTGAACGCGAAGGTGCGTCTTTAACGTAATGCCCGAACGCGGTCGAATTTGCATTTCGTAGCCCGGCGGAATCTCGAACGCCAAGCCCGTCGGCACTAACACCGTCTCGCCCGGCTCGATAATGACGTCTTCCGCCGCGTATAGATCGAAGCAGGCGTCCGTCGAATGTGCGTATGTTGGCGTAGTTGCGTCGGCGGATAGCCGTTTAATATTTACGTTCATTGCGATTCCTCCCCGATATTCTCAATCGAGACACCCGTAATATCACCGCGTCTGATATGATAAATCCAATCAGTTCGATTACACTGCAGATCGATAAACTCATTATTTTCGTAGTTATGATCGTCTATGAATTTAGATAAACCCCCGCTGTCTACATCTGCGGAATATCTTAAGTTGTTTTTGGCTTCGATTATAATCCGATACATCTACTCGGCCTCCTTTTTAGCGATACCGCCAACTAATAATGCCGACGTAATAGACACATATAAGATAACTGCTTCGATAATCGACGGACTAAAGAATCCCAGCCACGACAAGAATCCGAATATTGTTACGGAAGCTAAAACGTACTTCATCTACTCGCCCTCCGAACTTATTTCAACGGTGTCTTCCGTTACTTCGAAATCATCGCGATCTTCGCCCGTTTCTATCTCACTTACGTAATGTTCACTCCACGCCTTGCGTTCAGCCTCGTCCGCATCATTTGCGTTAACAATTCGTTCAACGTATTTTGTTACCGTATAGTAGCCGGTTACTTTGTATGTTTTCACCTACTCGACCTCCTCCGCCTTCTTACCGTCTTCATCCGTCATTGTTGCTACGTATAGTAAGAACGGCGCTCCCGCCGCCACGAACCACCAAAAGCCCGCTGCATGTGCGTACCAAAATGCCGGCACGATTGACGCCGCAATTAAAGCGCCTCGATTAATCGTCTGTCGCATACGATCAGCTCCTTATTTTCGCTTTCACTTATACAGTCGCATGTAGGCGGCGGAAATCGGGACATTAATCGGCGGGAAAATAAAAATCTTCGTCTTTAAGCGCCTCGGCCGTCGCTTTTTTATAACCCGTGCCCTTCATCGAGAAGAAGTCTTGCGATTTCGTCTTCGTACTCAGTCCGTTAATCACGATCGGGTTGACCAGCTCATCCGGAAAGTGTGCATCGAATCCGAGGTTCATGAGCGCCTTGTTCGCGTTATACCTAACGAATGCCTTAACGTCATGCGCCAAGCCGACCGTTCCGTATACATCGTCCGTATATGCGACCTCGTTTTCGTATAGATCCGCTAATAACCCGACCGACCATTCGTGTAAATCCGCCTTCACGTCGTCCGTCTGACGGTTGTATATTTCCTGCGCAAGCAAACCGACGTAGACGCCATGGATCGCTTCGTCACGGATAATAAGGTTAATTATCTCGCCGCTTTGCATCATCCGCCCCTGTCCGTAGAAATACAACGGATAATAAAAGCCGCTGTAGAATAGGAAACTTTCGAGATACACCGAAGCGACCATCGCTTTATACAACGAAATATCGTCACCTGCCTTGATATCGCGATAAAGGTCGGTGATCAGCTTCGCTTTGCGTTGCAAGTACCGGTTCTCTTTAACCCACTCGAAGACGGCCGTAATAGTTTCCGAAGGCGCCAGCGTTAAGAAGATGTTCGAATAGGACTTCGCATGCACCGCGTTCTCCATCATCGCCATGAAGTTAAGGACGGCTTTGCGTTGATGGCCGTCTACGTGCGCCATAATCGCAGGCATGCCGGTATTGCCTTGTTCCGTATCTAGCAGCGTCAGGCCGGCGAGCACTTTCATATACGTATCGCGTTCGGCTGGCTTGAGTTCGTGCCACGCGAGTAGGTCGCCATTAAGCGAGATTTCCTCCGGTAGCCAAAACTGCTTGACGTTCTGATCGTAGAACATAGCCGTGAAATTATCGTCTGATTGCGACCAGTTGGCCGCTGTAAATGTCGTCAATTATTCGTCCTCCTCAAAAAAGTTTAATAAACCCCTTTACATGCGATAACGCACATGATATATTATAAACAAGAGATGCGATAACGCATATTAAAGGAGGAAATAAAATGGCTGAATTAATCGAATTCACTAATAACTACGTAAATGATATGGTGGGCAAAGCAGTAATAAGCATAGATGGTCCTGGACAGAGTGAAAAAGACCCGGCAAGAAATGGAAAAATCATCGCTGAAACTTCTAATTTTTTTGGTGACTTTTGGGAAGTGCAATGGGATAATGGTAGTCAAGAACTTTACTCTAAAAGAACTATCAAACACATTAATGACCTTTATGGAATCGGAGTGTATTATCAATAATGACTGTGCTAAATAAAATTATGGGTGTAGATGAAGCCTCCGAGTTGTGGGGGCTTTCACCCGGTTATATAAAAAATCTCTGTGCTAACGACAAAATTGAATGTAAAAAGATAGGCAAGACCTGGATAATATCAAAAGATCAGCCGAACCCTAAAAAATTATAAAATTATTCAGGGATTCCGTGTGATTTGATATTTGTAATTTCGAATGCGACTTCATCTGTCTTTCTTTCAACATCTTTGCTGTACATGAAAAATCCCGGTATTTTCTCTGCATTCTCGTACATATCAGACAGCTTCTGACTAAGTCTTTTAAGTTCTCCTTTTATTAGTTTTGTGTTAACGTCCTCATAAAAAGCCTGCACATCACCCAACTCAAAGTAACCGCTTCGTATTATTTTCTTAGCGCCCATACCGTCGGTCGTTCCTTCAAGCACTATCTCGAATTCATCGTTTATTACCACTTTAACGGAATTTTCTTTGCGATTTACATACGCTTTTAAAGAGCCTTTCGAAATAACGTCCTTAGTTACACCGCGCATGATAAGCAACCTTCCTGACCCGTATCCTTCGTCCGCGCATAATAAAGCGTCTTGATACCTTTGTGGTGCGCGTACAGGTCAATCCGATTCAGATCACGCGTTGTCATCGTATCTTTCAGGAATAGTGTAAAGCTGATTCCTTGATCGACGTGCTGCTGAATCGTTGCGATCATATCGACCACTTTAAACATATCCATATCGTACGCTTCTTTATAGAAGAACCAGTTTTGCGGCGATAATCCCGGCATTGGATAGTACGTCTTCGAGTTTCCGTAAGTCCGTTCCTCAATACGCTCCATGATCGGCATGACCGAAGCCGTAGCCGACTGCACATACGAAATAGATCCGTTAGGCGCAATCGCAAGTCTATAGGCGTGGTAGAGTCCGTGCATATTTACGTTATCGCGTAAGACTTCCCATTCGAGCGGCGTCGGGATTACGATGTCTTTAAACAGTGCCCGCACTTTATCCGTCTTTGGTCGGTAATCACCTTCGAAATAAATCTCGAAATACTCTCCGCTTGCATACTTAGATCCCTCGTAGCCTTCAAATGTTGATCCCGTTTCCTGCGCCAATTCATTCGAGCGCACTAACGTCCAGTAGTTAACCGTTGCGAAAAACACGTTAGCAAAGTCCCGCGCTTCTTCCGATTCATACGCGACGCCATTCTGCGCTAGATAGCCGTGTAAATTCATCGCACCTAGTCCGATAGAACGCATCTCACGGTTAGCCTTTGCGACGGCTGGCGCGTTTTTGATATTCGTAGACTCCGAAACTACGGTCAGCGCATCGACGGCTAGTTTGACGGCGTTTTCGATCGATCCACCCGCCATTACATTCGCGATATTAAGAGAGCCGAGGTTGCACGAAATATCTAAGCCGATATCGTCCGGTTCGCCATAGTCGGTGTATTCCGAGACGGTCGAAGCCTGAAGCACCTCCGAACAGAGATTCGAGAACTTAACGCGGCTGATATGGTTCAGCGCATGCTCTCGGTTAACGTTGTCTTGAAACATCATGTACGGATACCCCGACTCTGAACGCAGAACGGCCATCTTTTCGAGTAGCTGGCGCGGGTTAATACGTTCCTTCCGCACCGCCGGATTATTCACGAGTTCATCGTACATTGCGCCGATATCCATTTCGTCTAAATGCGTGCCGTACGCCTTATAGACCGTATGCGGATAGAAAACGTAAGCCGGTCGGTCTTCTCGCGCTAGTTCGATGAATTTGTCGGGCACCACAACGCCAATCGATAACGTTTTGACTCGGACGTCTTCATCTGCCGAGATTTTCTTCGTATCTAGGAAATCGTTTATGTCCGCGTGGAATACGTTTAGATACGCTGCACCTGCGCCCTGCCGCTGGCCCATTTGATCCGCATATCTGAACGCATTGTCGAGTAGCTTCATAACGCCGACTACGCCTTTAGTCGCCCCAGCAACGTCCTTAATCGACTCACCTTTTGCGCGAATCTTTGAGAGGTTAAGCGAAACGCCTCCGCCCGACTTCGATAGCTGCATCGAAATGTCGATTGCGCGTGAAATATCGTTCAGCGAATCGTTAACTTCGAGCAGAAAACACGATACCATCTCGCCTCTTCGTTTGCGTCCGGCATTTAAAAACGTAGGCGTCGCGGGCTGATATTCCTGGCGGATCATTAGTTTCGCAAACTCGATCGCTTTGGCGCCGTCACCTTTTCCGAAGTACAACGCACAGCAAGCGATGCGATCTTCGTAGCGTTCGAGAATCTTCTTACGGTCGTTCGTCTTCAGCGCGTAGTCGTTGTAGAATTTGAATGCGCTCATGAACGAAGGGAATCGGAACTTGGCGGCATAAGTCGTTTTATAGACCGCCTTGATTTCCTCGAATGTATAAGCGTCTAGAAAATCGGTTTCGTAGTAATCGTTGTCGCGTAGATAGTCGAGCTTTTCTTTTAAATCGTGGAAAAATACGGTGTTTTGATTTACGTAGTCTATAAAATAAGCACGGACGGCCTCTTCGTCTTTCTCGAATTGAAACCGTCCGTCTTTTTTAATCATAATTTCGTTATTTAACTCGATGTGTCGCTTCAAAGCGCCTTCACCCTTTCCGTGAATAATTGAACGTCCTCATCCGTCCCTGTTAATTCGAATTTGCCGATCACCGGCACGTCGTAAAGCGTCGCAATAACGTCAGCAGCCGCACCGAAGCCGTCGCCCCAGTTACGATTGCCCGACGCTGCCACCCCGACCATCAAGTCGCCGTTATCCTTAAGCCATTCGCTTACCGTTGCGGGCGGCTGACCGAAGTCGTATGTCGGTGTTACCAGCACGAACGGTTCTTCTACGACCTTGCCCGTCTTGATTTCGCGTACCTGGCCACCTAAGCCGGTCTTAGCGATGAACCGCCGTACGTTTCCCGTCAGCGAGTAGAAATATACGATCACGGCTGAACTCCGGTCGCGTACGCTAATAAAACCGCAGTAGGAATGATCAACAGGACGAGGCCTGCGATTTTCGTCGTGATTTCTTCGTATGTTTTCGCCTTTGTGCCGCCAACAAATATAATGAGAATCGCGAGGCTGAATAACGCAATGTACGTAATCAATCGGCTTCACCTTCCGATTCATCTAACGTAGAAAGTTCGGCTTCTAGTTTGCACACTTTTTCATACGCGTGACTAACCTCTCTTTCTAAGTCTTCAATTTCGCTTTTTCCGACTTCGATCATTTCGTAAATTTCGAATAGTTCCGTCTCTATTTCTTCTCTCGTTCTCATCCACGGTCACCCTTTCTGATATCGTCCATGCTTCGTCCTAACTTATTTAACTGCCGTTCAACCTCTGCGCTACCTGCTTCGCCAAAGTACGCCGGATCTGCGCCGAGAACTTTGGACGCTTCTTCCATCGCCTTGGCGTAAATAGTGTCGCTGCTGTCCGTCATCTGCGCCCACCTCTCCGTTCAATTTCCGTTTCTAATTCCACAATTCTAGCAGCCGTCCGGTCACGCTCGATCTCCGTTTCGACGCGTTTCAGTTCAAGCCGACCCAGTGCGTATTCATGGTCGCCTAAATCCGATTCAAGCCGCCGCTTCATGTCGAGTAAATTTGCGATAGGCGCAACGAAAATATCTCCGTATTCCATCGTCATTTACCTCCAATCGTGTCGAGGATTTCTATGATTGCGTAGTATTCCGGATTCAAAACCGCTTTTATTCCGTTTACACCCAAAATGCAAGCGAGTATTAACAGAAACACCGAGATGAAAACGCACCAACCAAAGGCGATAGCTAAACCGTCAGGTATTACACCTTTGCGTCTTTTGGCTTCTCGCATGCACAATATCGGAATTACTATCGCAATTAATAAAAGAACTAATGAAGCGCCGATACTTACACCTCCGCCAACCACCGCCTGCTTAACGAGCACCCCGTAAACATGTTCCGCCGCCACCCCGAGCTTTGCGGCTAATTTGTCGATGTAAACCATCGCTTTATCCATTTGCCCCGGCCTCCTTTGCGCGTTTATAAGTGAACTTGCCTTCCGGTACATTAAACGGAATGTCGTTCAGGTCTTTAAACACCCCATCTCTTAGGTTATTGTCGTATAAAAAGACTTTGTTATATCGCGCCTTAATCTCTCCGCTGGTAATGTCGTGCCCGATCATAACTGTTAGTTTCCGCTTCCTCAACCACCAAATCGAGAGTCTCGTAATCATTCGATAGCCTCCTTCGTCAGATTGTCGTCAATTCGTTCCCCGATTTTCGTAACATAGAAGATCGTATAACCTTCGCCCCTTAACGAATTGATTAACGCCTCAACGTCATACTCGTCGCCACATCTCAGAACCTTCGCGTCTTTGTAATCGAATCCTTCCGTTTTACCTGCGATAAGAAAAAACCCGTTTTCCATCTATTCCGCCCCCTTCTCTACGCTCTCGATCGCTTTCTGAACCGCCAATCCGTTAAGCAAATGCGTAAATTCAATCGCGTTCTTTTGGTCGCCTGTATGTCGGTTGAACATTATTCCTAACGCAGCATTGGCCGCTGTATAGAATGCCGTTAGATCGACGTTCTTTAATTCCGCAATAAAATGCTCGGAATCCTCGTTAAATACTTCCTCTAATGCGCATGCAATTTTAATCGTATATTCTTCGTGTTTATTCATCCGAATCACTCCATATCGATTTTATAGTCGGTCGTAATCGTGCCTTCCGGTAAGTAAAATTCGTACGTGTTTTTACCCGTGCTTTTGCCGTAGAAGAATCGTGCAATGGGCGATTTATACTGGATGTCATAAGTGAGAACGTAAGGCTTTTCGTATGAACCTTCCTTCATCTTCGAATCTTCAACTGACGCTTTGCTAACCGTTTTAAATCCGGATTTCTCCTCTATAAAATAAAAATACTGATTCTCGTCAACTGTTCCGGAACCTAGTACGAAACTCCCGCTCGTTTTAGCGTTATCTTTAATCGAGTATATCTCCGTTTTACGCGGCTCAACCGTTTTCGTTTCGAGAAAAAACGACGGTACAGCCGCAACTAAAAATACAGCGACCCCGCAGAAGATTCCGAGGAAAACACCGATCAGGACATCGAAAAATTCAACATATCCGTACGAATCTGTAATCACTACAATTGCGACAATAACGGCAACAAGTAACGACAATGTAATGATCCCCATTTATTCCGCCTCCTATATTTTCATTTCTAACGTAAGGTCATGACCGCGTTTCTTTAACTCACGATTCAAATTCCGTACATGACTCCGTAATTGTGTCTTCGCAATCTTCCAGGCGATCTTATGCGGAAGCACTCGCTGCCACGAAAAGTACGTGCGGTCGTAGAAACCGAGCGAAGCCGCCTCGCCTTTCTTCCACGCGGAGAAATTTAGCGTGGTCGTCCATTTCGTTGCGTAGCTCGACATATCAACGTAGTGCTGTTCGTCAATCCACTTGCGACCGCTTCCGTTAGCGACGTTAATCTCTACACGCATCTATTTCGCCCCTTTCGGTTTCTCAATTACGCCTTCACGAACCATATACGAAAGCCCAACCGCCACCGCATCCGATTCATCATCCGTACGAAACGTAAAGTCATCCGGTAACGCAAGCATACGCCTTACCCCCGCCTCTACTTCGTCCTTTGATGCGCTGCCTTTTCCGGTCACATCCCGTTTAACTGTGGTCGGCGGTATCTCTACATCGGCCTTGTATCCATATTTACCAAGCGCCATATCAATGACCGACCATGCTCCGAACACTGTTTGCGTCGCCCTCTTATTTCGACCGCCAGTGAAATGTTCGCGGACAACTACGTCAAACGGTCCGTATTCGTGCAGAACCATTGTTGTTGCAGCTTCGATGTAAGAGTATCGATGGCTATCCGGCGATTGGCTTGACGTGCTGACAGACGTTACGTGTACGAGGTTGATACGCGGTCCAGACTTTAGGTGCTTAACCTCGAGGACTGCGAAGCCTGGATTAGTTGATATGTCTAGCGCAAGGATGCGGATAGGCTTGGCGGCGGTCATCCGCACCACCGATAAAATTCGATATCCTGCGTCTTTAACGCCTCTGCCGCAAGTTTTTCCGGGTTGTCTGCGCCATTTGCGATTGCCTCTAAAACATCGATATACAATTCGTCTTCCACACCGTGTGCCGCTTCGTCGTCGAGGGATATCTGTCGGATAACTTCTACGCGTTTCTGAACGTCATCTATCGTCATCAAACCGCCTCCCCTTCTCGAACTCTCTCGATAAACGCCAACGCCTCTGCGTACTGCTGCTTCGTGCTTGCGTACATGCCCGATCTGCGAACCTGCGCTACTTTCTCGCGAATGGTCTGTAATTCCTCGTCCGTTAACGACTTAGCAATCGCAGTCTTAAAGTTGTTGAACGTCCATGCTCCGAGGTCTAGTTCCGGTGGTTTGCCCGCATCGACCGCATTCCGGATATCTACGAATCTATCAAGAATCTCGTCAATGTCATGCGGCTTGATTTCGAGGCCAAACGCTCGGATGTCCGGCGTCTTCTCGAACTCGCCTTCCGGGTATACCCACGATTTCTTGGACGCATTGACGTACAAAATGACGTAGTAATCAACGCCGTACATCGGTCCGTAAGTCACGCATTGTGCGACGTGCTTCGGGTCCGGCTCTCGCATCGAGTGTAAAGACGTCCTAGCCGCGGACGTTTGCTTCGACTTGATTTCGAGGCCAACGCGTAGGATCTCGCCGTCTGCCGTTACGTAGCGCAGAATACCGTCGCAAGTCCCGTATAGGTAGAACGTTTGCCCGCCGCGCTCGATCTTGTGATTGCGTTTGGCGAAGTCCTCAAATACCGGCGTTCCGTCCTCGTTGCGTTCGAAGTCAAACGGACACACGCGTCCGGTCTTTTTACCGAAGTGCTTCGCCATAAATAAGATATCGCGCTGGATCATGTCGCCGATCGCCGTTCCCAGACGCGTCCAACGTCCTTGATATGGCGGCTTTGATTCGACGTCCTTCGGATCGTTCAACGCCTTGTGGTACAATTCACGCGGGCACGCGTTTGCTGCCGATGGCGAAAAGTACGGGCGCTTCGGAAATACGTTTGGCGCGTTCGCATACCATCGGTGAATATCCGCATCTAGTTGGTTATCCCACGTTTCAGGTAGCGAGTGCCATTCGTTAAGATACGATACCAGTTCATCTGCGATTGACTGCGCAAATGATGTCGGTTCGGGTTCGCTGTTGCTAAGTAATTGAGCCGCTAATTTTCGTTTGTCTGCCGTCACTTAATCACGCCCTTCATATTGCGTTCGAGGATAGAGCCGATCTTTAACGACATTGCTTCGTTATCTCTTAGCGCCTGGTAAATACGCAGCAGATCCGCTTTAGATAGTGCAACCATCTGAACCTCCCAAACGATTGCGTGCTTGGGAACGAATTTCATTGGTCTGTCCGGCGCCTCCATAACTACGTTCGCAAAGTCGTTATATTCACCGGCCACTTGCGGTAAGTATCTACGAAAAACTTCGATCGTCGCCTCAACGTCATTTAACGATCGGTGATGGCCTTCTAACGAAATTCCGTTACGTTTAGTCACGTCTTTTAATGACGCTGATAACTCCGGCTCTACGAATCGCGCCATGGCTCTCGTACAATAGAAACGCTCCGGCTCGATGCCCCCGCGACTAATGAACGAAAGATCAAACGGTGCGTTCTGCGCAACAACGATAGCGTCTCCGATGAAGTTTTGTAATTCGTCCAGCGCGTCCCACTCTTCCGGAGCATCTTCGAGGTCTTCCTCCGTGATTCCGGTTAGATTCGTGATGAATTCCGGCAACTCACGACCTTCTTCTAACGCGACCATCGTATGAAAACGGCTTACCTCTTCGAATTCACACACCCGACCGCCAAGTCGAATTTTAATTGCGCCAATTTCGATAATCTGATCATTTTTATGATCGAGTCCCGTCGTTTCTAAATCGAGCACTACGTATGTTTGTGGAATCATCAAATTTCCTCCTTAGGTTTGCAATTCTCGAAATCCCAATCCTCGGGACTGTATTCGTCCATCCAGCACGGCTCAATTACCGTGTCGCAACCTAACGGAAGTACGAGCGTAAACGTGTTTGTCATAATGTCGTCAAATAGCTCGACCGCTTCTTTTGTTAGTTGCTCGTTTGGAGTAGCCGTCTTCAATTCGTCGTGAAGCGTCAGTGGGAATTCCCAGCCGCGCTCTAAAACACACTCGTAATAAGCGCGTATCATACACATCTGTAAGATATTTGCACCCGACCCCTGAATCGTATGGTTAAATGCAGCGCGTTCGCAGCCGCCAGTAAATCGCATTAAGTCCCAAAACTCCGACCGATCTTCCCAACGTAATTTATTCGCTTTCTTGCCGAGGTCAGGATCGTTTTTATCCGCGATACCGCTTCTACGCATTAGCTGGCAAAGCCGTTTGTATTTTTCGACATAGCCCGGGAATCGTCGTTTCTGCTTAAAAATCGTTGCCGTCCAGCCGTGCTTACGTAGATGCTCGAATGTAGACTCGACCATGCCTTTGAAGCCCGGTAGAATCTCGTCAAACTTCTCATAAGCGACTAATGCCTGGTCCTTTCCGATATCAAAAGGGATGACGCCTTTATAAAACATATCGAACGCTTGCCCGTATCCTATTGCGAGAAACATCTGCTTCATAGCTTTACGATAGGCTGGCACAGCATCGTCGGTTCCTTTTACGGATTTATAATGTTCCTCTGTACAGATTTCGCGTGGGACATCGAATAAGATAGACGCGAACTCAACGTAAGGATCTAGTCCGCGTCGGTACATATCCGCAAATATCTCATCGTTAAATTCGGTTGCCATTCTATGCGCTTGGATTCTCGGCTCGATTGACGATAGATCCGAACCAATGAACGTATGGCCTTCCGGCGGCTTAAACGCCATTCGTACACGTTGACCTTTTTCAGTCCGCGACGGAATGTTTTGGATGTTCCGCCCCTTACCCGTCTTCTTTGGCGCATCTACTAATAGACGCATGTATTCGAGAAAATTCTTGTCATTGATATCGTTTCTATAAAGATCGTTATCTTTTCCGTTGTAGCTTTTCGAACTATAGCGCCCCGTTGATACGGTTTGTAGTTGCGTATGGAGCCGTCCGTCTACGTCCTTAACGTTAGGAATACGATTGATAAACGTACCTAACAATGTGGATAGCTCCGAGAATACAGCAAGTGGTTTCAGACGTGCATCTTCTTTAAAATACAGCGCAAGAACGTCCTTACTTACGGCACGCGCCTTCTTCTTATCGATAATTTTCGTTTTATCTTCAATGCCGAGGACGTCATAAATTAAATACTGTAGGTGCTGGTCGGAATCTAAGTTGAATTCGTGTATAAAATCGGGTGCATTTTCCGGAATAGCAGGCGCAAGTGGCTCCGTCTTATACTTCCGGATACGCTCTTTAAGCTGCGTATATTTCTTGGTTGCCGGGTTCGCTTTATGCAACTCCTCTTCACATTTCGCAAGCATTTCCTTCTGTTTCGCAATTTGCTTTTCACGGTTTGTTTGCCACGCACGGATCTTCTCACCTTTTATGTGCATCGACATGGTACGCAAGAACTCGCCATCGATCCCGTACGCTTCGTTAAGATCATCGATCGCTTTCTGTAACTGCGGCTCATATTCCGATTTAAGTCGCATCAATTCGTCGTCATCGATTACGAAACCGGTTCGTTCGATCGTCGTGTTTACTTCGTATAGATACTGACGAATTTCAAAATACGGATAGTATAAATCGTCTATTTTCAGCATCATGTCGATCTGCCAACGCGTTAGATACCAACCCTTTTCAACGTCCTTTATCGCGTAGATGCCAACGATCTCAGGCGAATAAATCATCGGAGAACCTTTTCCGAACAGGTCCTCGAAAGTGTACCCATCTAGGCGCGTTGTTCCCGTATGTTCTTTGTATTTCGTATCTAATTCCTTCAGGCCAAACGATGGCTCGTGTTCGTTCATTAATCGAGCAGCATCAAGTGAGTCGTATCGGAATCCTTTCGGTTTTAGTCCATCATTCAAGAACATAGCGTAGTCAAAGGGCGTATTGTGGAACGATTTTATGTGTCGCGCGTCTTCGATAAATGCTCGGCAGATATCGAGCGCAACCGATCGTGTACACTGCTCATCTCCCGTTAAATGGCCGTACGCGACGTAGTAGCCTTCATTTAAACACGGAAGCCAAAACGAATAACCACCCGACATATCCATAAACGTATCTGTACCGGAAGTCTCCGTATCCCATTCCGTAAATGAAACGGCCAAAGGAACTTCGATGCCGCGCTCGGCTAACTTACCCCGAATATGCGTATTGTTAAACAGATCGAACACTTTTCGGAACCACGGATCTAGTTGCTGCGCCCGAACTTCGGCTCGTAATCGTTCGATCATAGGAGCCAGGTCGGAGTCTCTTGTAATAACGTAATAGTTATCGGGCTTCGTTCGTAGCGTCTCCTGCATACGTTCGTGTCGCAAAGATTCGTTTTCTTTTTCAAGATGACGGCGCCCGATTGCGACTGCTTCCGTTTTAGTCAGTTTCGTATTTTTAGTACGAACTAACTCGCCGGCTTTCTGCGCTCGCCACGCCGCTTCAAATTCGCGACTTTCTTTATCGGAGAACTTACACGTTCTCTTTAGACGTTCGAATGCTTCTTCTAGTGTTTCGTCAGACTTAGCCGCTTTTTTGCGCTTAGCGACTTCGGTCGCCGGCGCCGCCTTGCGAGCATTTACGTTTAGTTTTAACGGCTTGATTTCCACGTCGCGTCCTCCTTTCTTCGTTAAAAGTCGATGTTAGCCGTAATATCGGTTTAAGAATGCGAACAAAACGAGGTTGATCCCGTTATGAATCGCAAGTCCGTAATCTCCTTGTGTCAACGCGTATGCAACGCCGACTATGCTTAACGATATACACGTGTAGATAGCGGTTCTCATAGATCGACCTCCTCCGTCCACTTCCGTCTATGAGCCGCCTCATTCTCCACATAAAACTCCGACCAGCAGTCGCCGTCGCAACAATACTCATCGTATAGTGAGTCGTAGATGGCGCACTGGCCTTCGTTAATGGGCGCTTGGCAGGCGGCGCATTTAGCTGCGGTCAAAACGTGCCTCGACCGGAGTGATTAGCTTGAGTTTTCCTGGAGCTGAGACGAATCTAATGCGTTTCCCTTGGTAATCCACCGAATTTACTAGGGTGTAGTTATCTTCGTCGGTTTCTGCTACGACTTCTCCGATTCCCCCATTCATATACCATTCAACATCATCATACGCAACAATATCGCCGACTTTGTACTCGCCAACTTTGCGATCGATCTTCGCCCATTTCGCTTTAGTCGACGCTTCCTCTTCGTATTTATCCGCGTCTTCTGTGCTAACCTTTTCAAGTGAGGACGGTTTTGCGTAGTCATAGTCACCGTCACCAACGAGTTCGAAACGTAAGTCTCCTTCTTCGTCTGCTAAGTCCGTAATTTTAACGATCGCCCCTCCGACAATGTCGCTGTAGTACGTATCGCCGACCACTTTCGCATAATCACCTACGGAAAACTTAGGCGCTAGGTTAGCTTTAGCTTCCGCAACTTCTGCGTCGGTCGCTCGCGTCAAATCTTTAGCATCGATATATCCGTATACTTGACCTGGGAATTTAGACAATCCAGTCACGTTAATGAAATCGACTTTAAAATCGAATCTACTGCCGCCTTCCGCAATTTTAACGATATTACCTTCGCGATACTCCATAACGTTGTTGATAACCTTCGCGTAATCTCCGACCTTCAACGGAGTCTCCGCCTCTTCCGCTTCTTTGGCGGCTGCGACTTCGGCTTCGGTTGCGAGGACTAGTTCGGATTCATGCATCCAAACGGTTTCCCCAACAAACTCTCCGTTCTGAACCTTGCACTGAAACGGACGGTACTTTTTGTCATCGATCAAAACCTTAACGAAGTCTCCCTGAGCAACTTTCCATTCTTCAGCACAATCGATCACCTTCGCATAATCACCGACATTTATCCGGACATGCTTCTTGCGGAATGGAAAGTAATCATCGCTACAAATGACGGCTGACCAACCACTATCGTCAAAGAAATAAGCGTCGCCATCGGGATCAACCTCTTCGATTTCATAAAATGATCCGGCGGTCATATCGTGGAATCCCTTCCTCGGTAAGAATAAATCGCCTACCTTCGCGTCCCCCTCAACGCGTTCATACTCCGCACCTTCATACGACACTTTCGTAATCTCTCCGTCTTTCATATCGATCGTCTTTACGCCTTTTAATGCCGCCATTGATTCGTCCTCCTTTTATTGACCGTCCGACCCGGTAAGGTCAAACCGCCTCCGCTTCGTTTTCAATCGTCGCCAAGAAATCGCGATCCAAATTGAGTTTTAGTTCGATCCATTCGCGCTTACCTTCGTTTCGCTTCGGCATCCAATAGTCCGTAATACCGCGGCACTCGAACATATACGCTTTAGTCACGTCAGCTTCGATCAGGACGCCGATAAAATAGTCCGTGTCGGCTTTCGTGTAAGGTAGCCCCGTATTCTTGCGTCCACTAACCGTCAGATATCCGCGGGAGTCCATACGATCACGAATCGTCTTTACTTGAAACCGCTTGATATCGCCACTAAACGGATCGGCTGCGAGAATATCATACGGCTCTTCAGTTTCCGGCTTGCTTACGCCTGACCAGCCGGCCGCCATTAAGGCAGCTCGGGCGATCATTTCGGCGAACTTGCCGATCGTTTCTTCTTTGTGCGCCATCTATTCGTCCTCCTTCGGGATGTGTTCCGAAATAATAGTGCCGATGTTCTTCGCAATATCTGACGTACAAACTCCAATCCGATCAATACTGTCTATCGTTGACTCGTTATAATTCCATTCGAGATTATGGTAAACTACGTCACTATCGATCTCGACGAGGGCCGCGGATAACACGATCAATTCCGCCAACGAAACTTCTACGGTGACCTTTTTCGATAAATCTAACGTCTGCGCTTTCGTTTTAATTTCCCGCATCTATACGTCCTCCTTAAAATTCGAATTTTTCTTCGGCTGGTAGTTCGTCGTCTGCTGGCGTTTGGTTCGGTAGCACGCTTTTGTCGATGCCGCCGACCGCCTCGCTCAATAGCGTGACAATGTCGTCCTTTTCGCGGAAATTAGCGAGTTCTTCAAAGCCGAAGTCTGCCCCGATGAACGTCTTTGCTGCTTCGATTACATCGTCTTCTACGTCGCCCGATTCGAGTGAGTACGTCTTATCGACTTGCTTAAAGAACGCCGCTTCCCCTACGATGGAGTATTCCGGATTCTTTGTCGCTTTCTGCATCGTTTTCTCGATCTTATCGTAGTCAGCGATCAGGCTATCCGCATGGAACTCCGCGATGTCAATGACACGGTACGTTTTATATTGCGGATCGTATACCGGAATCATAAAGAACATCTTACGTTTTGCGCCGGCTTTGCACGATAAGCACTCGTCTTTGCCTGCTCGCAGATAATTCGCTAATTCGGAAGCTTGCACGACTCCTTTTGGCGAGTGAGAGCACGTATGCTTGCGGAAATTGTGGTCGTAGCCGCGTCCATTATACGTCTTGTCTTCGTGTACAAAATAGATAAACCAATCGTCCGGAGACCCTAACAATACGAGAGTGCGTCCGTCTTTATTGATCTCGCCGTGTCTGCCGAGTTTTACATAACGCGTGACACCTTCCGGAAACTCGCTTTCTCCGCTCGCTGCCTTGTCACGTGCCTCTGATCGTTGTTTAAGAATGTCTCTAATGCTCATCCGATTACCTCCGTTAATTTGTTTTAGGGTTTGACCCTCGCAAAACACCGGTATCTGCGCCCGAGACGCCGCCAGCGCACGGCATAGCGACGCGACAGTTTTACTTAACGAACGCCCCGGTATTCTCCGAGCGTCGGCGGTTATTCGCCGCCTTTGTTCCGTCTCTCTTCGCGTAGAAGCGACCAGTACATGCCACCGATAATAAAGGTCGAGATACTGCCGACGAATGAAAAATACATTAGAAAGTCGTCAAACATACGCAGCCACTCCTCTCGCATAACGCGTTACCTTGCGCTTGATTTCGAACGATTCGGTCGGCAGCTCGTCGATGCGCATTTGAACGGCATTAATTCGGGCTTGTAGCGCCATTCTTTTGGCTTTCGAACGAGTACGTTTGAATTCTTCGGCTAACCATCGCAATTCTTCGTCTAATTCCTCCGAGAACGTTTCTGTTTTACTAAGCACCTCGTTTGCGTTCTTTTGTACGATATTATAGGCGTCGATAAGTAAGCGCTTGGCGATCGACCCGGCGTTGTCTTTTTCCTTATAAACGGTAATAACGACGTTTGTGTCTACCGCAAAATGAATAACTACGCCTTTACTCGCGTACATGCGAGCCTCTTTGCCGGATTCATCTACAGTGATTCCGAGATACTGAGCGTGTTCCATTTTCTGCGCGATCCAATTACGTGCGGCATAATGATTATCGATGCCAAATCGGGTTTTAAATCGCTGCTTCGCGTGGTGGGTTATGGTTATTTCGGAAGGTTTCATCCGACGCGCACCGCCTTGATCGAAGTCGGTCGGTAATAGTCCGCCGGATCATCCTCGCGGTATAACGCGCCTTCGTATTGTAATTCCGTTAATTTTTGGATGTTTACTACGGGTGGGAAATCGTTTGTAGGTTGTTTCATAGTACGTTAGCCTCCTTAATTTTTAGGTAAAACGTACTAGGTGGAGGGTTGTTCGCATGGTGTTCGCTTGAAATTCGATTATCAATCGATTATCATTAAAATACGTAGCGAAGCCCTCGTGCCTAGATACGTGATTATGCTGTTAGTTCGCGCTGGCAGTGTAAACGGAAACGACGGATGAACTTGCGATGTGCTTCGAAATTTCCTCCTAAACGTTGCGTCAACAACGTGGAGATTTCGGTCATATTCGTACATCCTTCGCTCCAACATCTAAGTATTAATTCTTTGCGAAGATCGCCTTGCGTCAACAGGGCGGTCTTTTCTTTTAGTAAAACTTCGCCTTCGACGTCCGTCAAAACGTCTTGAGGCTCCCACGAGACATTACCGTCATCTCGCATTCCTTCTATAGATAAAGCCGCTTCTTTTCGTGAAGCCTTCAGATACTTATTTCGTTCCCTTACGATAATGCGCTGGATCAACGCTTTCTTATCGCGACCATTCCCTTCATATCGTTCCAGCCAGTAACCTATCGCTAGTAAGGTCCGCTGCTCGAACGACGTTTGGTCGGGAACTAAGTGTGCGATTCGTTGCGATTCTCTTTGTACATACGGAATCGCTCCGTAATCTGCGGCCATCTGAAGTCTATTAAATTTTTGTTTATCCAAGTTTTTCTCCTCCCGTCCCTTACACCTATACAGTCGCATATGGTCTGTTAGTTTCGGGACATTTGATATAAAGTTTTTTATATTTTTTCTTCCATGACCATATATTAGCATCTGAAGAGGAGAAGATTGTGGTTTTTGGATAATCTTAGTTTTTTAGACTTTTCCGAAAAATATCATAAAAAAAGACAAAAGAAAAAGGCCAATTGGCCCGATCTTTTATCCGCCTACTTTTATTGCGCTTGTCTGTATTGGTGTACTATCATTTGCTAAATCTTTTGTTGATCCTTCTGTATTAAGAAGCGAAAGAACTAATGCCCCTAAAACAAAACCCGTTAATAAAATCTTTTTCATAAACAACAGCTCCCTTAGTTTTTAATTTGATCTCCTTTAAAGCTTTAACCTGATTAGGGTCTACCCCAACAATACGTAAGGTCTCCGCTGCGAGTGAAGCGAAAAAGAAATTCATCTCTTTGTGGAAATGGCTGAATGCTTTATATATGTCTCCCAATTCCCTTCCCTTAACGTAGTTAAAGTATACTATAAAATCCTCATCACCCCCTAGAAGTAATTTGTCCGCGAATGTTGTTAGATCAGGTACTTTACCACCATTTAAGAAATCAAAAAGTGTTTTGACGAATTTTAAATTATTCATCGCTTCAGAAATTAAGACATCTTCATTTGTCATCTTTGCATAATCTACACTTTTAATTAAAAAATCTAAACATGTTCCTTTGTCTTCGTATAAGTTACACATACCTAAATAGTAATATCCATCAGATATATGCTTATAATTGAGCCCGGTTTCAACCAGGACCTGTGCATGTTCGCGGCATAATTCCAAATCATTTAAATGGAGATATGCTGGGGCTAGTAATTCTGATAAACGATAAGAGAATGACTCTCTGAAAAACGCTCTTCTTTTACCTATCTTTTTAACGGAATTATTTATATCATTCGCTACCCGAGCCATTCCGAGAAAATCTCCTTCATAGTAAAGAGAAACACAGTTATAAATATCTCTCAATACCGCGAGGTCTTTTGAACTTGATACTTTTTGATTTTTTACATTCTTACATAATTCATTGAAATTAATTCTATCAGTCATGAAATCTAACAAAATACTATACATCTCAACGAATTGCTTAACGCCTGGCTCTCCCTTGTTTTTTTCAAGAAGCATACCAAGTAACTCTGTATCTCTTTTTAAGGCAGCGTACTCAAAAGCCTGTTTAAGCCATTCAGAAGATTCTATTTTCATGCACCATTCACGCATTGTTTCGTGATAGTCCTCTTTGTAGAAGAACTTCGAAAGTGTTACCAAGTGCTTAAATCCGATAGATCCGCTATCAGTAAACTCATATAGCACATCTTGGTTAATTCCTGTTTTTGTGGAAATACATGTTATACTTAAGTCGTATTTTTCTCTGAGGTTGATAAAATCATCTTTAATTGACTGCATAATACACACCCCTTATAGACTTGCGCCTTCTCTCTGTTTATAATATAACATAAATGCACACTTTTGTGTGCGGGAATTTAAGGAAAAAGGAGATTTTTTTATGATTAGTTATGAACCGCTTAGGACTTACCTGGCTGAAAGAGGATTAACAACTGGAATTCTAAGGGATAAAGTCATCCATAGGAACCTTGTAACAAAGATTAACGAGGACAAGCCTGTTAGTTTATCAACTATAGAAGCCGTTTGCCTCGAATTGGACGTGCCTATCGAAAAGGTTGTCCGTATTCTTCCAAATCCGCCCGAATGACGGCGGTTATGTGATATAATTTCCTTCGTAAAGCACGCGCATTAGTGCGTGGATTGAAATGCTTTGCGGAGGTGTTTATCTCGCAGTATTCGGTCGTATCTTGCCGGATAAAGGAGCTGTGCTATAAACGCGGCTACACGCTTACCCAACTCGCAGATATGGTCGGAATCTCTAAAACGCACCTTTCCGATTATATTTCGCTAAGGAACATTCCTAACGTTGAAATGGCGTATTCCATAGCGCGCTGCCTCGACTGCCCGGTCGAAGCCTTATATGATTGGCGTCCTTTATCCGGTAGCAACACGGAGGGTTAAGACAACCTCCGCCGACCGGAAGTTCGTATATTCCCGAACCTTACGTTAATACTTTCCGCCTCCGCACGATCAACAACTCGCTTAAGAGCGCCCTCACCTTCCGCTATTAATAATTCATTCGCATCCTTAAATCCTTCCGTTATATAACCGTGCGCAAGCCTGACTTCACCGCGCATCTTTAGCTCGACCTCCTTCCGAAGTTTTGTTCCGGCTTCGTCATTATCCGTAATTACTATTAAATATTCGATCGGCGACTGCGCAATTATTTCCGCCTTTCGGTCGGAAAATTTACTGCCGCCTGTCGCAATGCCGCAAAAGCCCACCGTACGCCACGAAAGCGCATCGATTTCAGCCTCGGCAAGCACCGCTGTTTTAGCGCGATCAGCATATACGGTTTCTATTCCGTAGATCAGCTCGCGGATAGGCCAGCCGCCTTTCGCGTACCAAAACGCTTTATTGCGCGTTGATCGGTATTTTACGTTTGCCAGACGCTTGTTAGGCAACCGCCACGGAATCACGGCCGTTTTTCCGATCAAGCCTACGCCTGCTTCGCGCTGGACGTCTTCGCTTATTCCGCGGTTAGTTAAGTAAGCATTCGGGCCGATTTTAACGTCGGTCAGTAAACTTTCGGCTAATGGCCGTCTAGGCTCAACGATTTTTAAACGCGGAATGCGGAGTTTTAGGCGTGTATCACCTTCGCCAGTACCATAGGTCTCGACGAGGTAAGAAGCCGTCTCTTCCTCGGTTTCTTCACGCAAGAATGCGAGCAGTTTAATGAATCCGCCACGTTCGCCCGTGCCGCTGTCTCCGAAATATCCGGCCTTGGCTGTCGAGGTGTCTTCGTAATAAACATAAAAACTAGGAGTACGGTCATCGCGAAAAGGGCTTGCCGCCGTTAATCGGTCAGCGTGCCACGTAGGACGATCCCATTCAAAAAGTTCTAATTCTTCGCGTATGTCGACGTCCGTCGGGACGCCATTAATCGTAATGATCGACATGTATATACGACTCCTTTCGTTATATTACACTAAACCAATCGACATTGTAGTCGTAATTTGTCGAAAAAATTCAGAATTATTTAGTGTAATTGTTGGTACGTATTACATTTAAAACCATATCGCTAGAAACCGTAGGCTTTTAACTCAATCTCTCCGGCTGCCACCTGCTTGATTAGCCCGACTTGCGGAAGATAGACGATCTCGACGACTTCATCCTCTCCTCCGTCACGTCCTTTATTTACGCCGATCAAACCGCGTCCTTCCTTTGCATTCGTATCAACCGGTATCAACACCGCCGCATCTTCCAGTAAAGCCGACGTTTTCTTTACGTCCTTACGCTTCGGCAACTTAATTTCGCGATTACCGGCTTCGTCTTCGGTTGCGTCATCTTCTCCGGCTTGTGTGATAGCGAAAATGACAACGTCCATTGTCCCGGCTAAACGGCGCATCTTTTTAGAGGTATCGGCGGCTGCCCCGCCCGTCGTCTTATTCGAGTTGGACTCGTAATCTAAGTAATAAAACGGGTCGACCATCACGACGTCCGCTTTCGTTTGCTCAATGTCCGCTTTAAGGTCTTTTAGCGAACGAGAATCGAAGTCTTTGTCGTCAACTGCACGCACTGTAATAGAACCGTCGATAATCGTATTTAACGTCTCGATAAAGTCCATAAAGGCCGCCTCGAATTCCTCCGATAACTTGCCCTGGCGAACTGACCTCGAATCAAATCCGGCCTCCATTTGCTGACCGTCAATTTCGGTTAAAGCGACGCCCTGATCCCCGGAAAGTGAAACGTAGATGCGAACGAGAACTTCGAACCAGCCCATCTCCATCGACCATATGAGCGTATTTGCGCCTTGAATTGCGCAGTGAATGACTTCTTCCAGCGTAATCGCCGACTTGCCGCGTCCCGATTTTCCGTAGACAACGTACATATTCGAACTGACATAGCCGCCGATTGCCGTATTAAGTGCCGGAAACTTGCTGTTCCAAATACGAAATGACTCGCCGGACTTCCGTTTTTCATATTCGGCACGGAATTTATCTACATCTCTTACGACGTTTGTTCCCACCGTTTTACGAACGCTTGTTCTCATTATACTCTGTTCCGCGACGGTTTTCAACCAATCAAATAACTCCTGCGGATTTCCACTTTCCTGCGCGCGGTTGAACCGTTGAACAAAGTCAGAGTCCGCCGTCTTGACACCGTTCGCTCCGTATTTATCATTAAATTTCGAAGCGAAATCGTTCATCACCGCAGATTCCTTCGCCTTCTTCGCTAAGTATTCAAAGGTCGCGTCAATACTAAATTCCGGCTGGAATGTCGGCACTTCAGTCGCAACCATTTCGGCGGTCGGCGCTTGGTTTCCGTGCTTTTCCGCATATGCGCTGATGTATTCGAAGGCTGCCCTTTCGCCATCCGTTTGAAAATCTTTGCGCGTTAAGCCGTAGCGCAATAAGGCGGATGGGTCGTTCGCTTCGATTACTTTCGATAAAAGACTAGTTCCGAAACTCATCGGCGTTCAGCTCCTTTCTAATATAGTTTGCTCTCGATCTCTTCGTGGATAGTTCCCAGGACAGCCCGTTCGGCTGTCGTTAACCTATCGCCTAGGCCATAAAACCACTCATCCCATGCCACCATCGCGTCTGATTCTTTTGCATCACGCTCTGCCATCTTAGTCACGCGAACATATTCCGGTGTTCCAAAAGTTAAATGACCGATTTTCATGACTGTTCATCGCCTTTCAATTGCGCCATTACTTCGTCCATTTTCGCCTTGAGCGACTCATCACCCGTCATCTCAAAGCTCGCCTTGTAACTATTGTAAGTATCGAGTAGAATATCGACTCTTTCCGCCGCCTGTTTACGTTCCTGCTTACGCTTTTGTACTCGGCTCATTATCGGTTGTTCTTTAGCCGCCATATCAACCGCCTCCGTCTCGTAGTTTATTAGATAAACGGTACTTCTAGCAGGCGGATAGTCTTCGAGATTGAAGTCCGCCAAGTAATCCTCCGCAACAAGCGCGTTAGCTAACAACGTCATGTCCGCCTCGAACGCTTCTAGCCACTCGCCGTTAATCGCGTCGTACAGGTCGTATTCTATGAAGTTAAAGACGGCCTCTTTCGACGTTTCCTCGATGTACCGCGCGCAGTCAATGTAAAAGACGCGTCCTTCGTAGCCGCCGACCGCCACGAGATCGCCAGTTTTATAGGCCGGCGTGTGGTCCGCAAATTCTAGCGCATCGAGTTTATCGAAGATGGCGAGTTTTGCTGCGCCTTCTCCGTTAGCCAACGAATCCGCAACGAGCAGGTCGCGTAGGTACTGAATTTCCGTCAATGATAAGCCGCTCATTTACAGCCGCCTCCTTTTTGATCCGCCCGCAAAGACGATTTCTCTGCACTGGTCGGCGATCCGGTCCGCCAGTCGAGCTTCTCCGAACACTTCCGGTAAGTCTTCTATTTTAATGTTCGACGTATAAACGGTCGGCATTCGGTTAGTCACGCGATAGTTGATTATCGTATGCAAATCGCCGCGAAATCCTTCCGTTACGTCTCTCATGCCTATTTCGTCCAGCACTGCGAAAGGTGCCCGTTTTGCCGCTTCTAGCGCCTCGTAATATCTTTTAGCCGCCGGCTCTGCGATTGAGTCCGGAACTCGCGGTCTATTAAACTCGTTGTATTCGTTCTGCCACGCGTTGACGTCGAGGAAATACGCCGGTCGCTGGTCGGGCTGAACGCCCCGTTTTAAGGCGCCAATGTAATGGACCGTTAAATATTCGTTTAACAGAGCCGCCGCCGTCGTCGTTTTACCGGTGCCTGATTTCGCGCTGTATAAATATAGTGATTTAATACGTTCAGCATCAGCATCGAATTGGCGGTCGAACGTCTGCGCATATACATCGGCCGCCTTGTAAGCTCCGGATTGGTCGGCACGTGCCGGCGAATTCTTAAGCGTCACTAGCCGATAGTCTTCCGCCAATCCAGCTGCGCCCGACCGTCCGCCTCCGCCATCTAAGCCGTGCAAGCCGAGGTATAGTTCGCAGTGTTTCGTACAATTAACGCCGCCAGCTTGGGCGCATTTGCTTGCGAGTAGGCATCGTGATTCATTCGTCATTCATAGCCGCCTCCTTTCGGTCAGTTTTTAGGAAAGAATAAATGCGGAACGATATACGGTTCTTTTCCGTCGCCGCTATCCGACACCGACATGATCATGTTTTTTATTCGATGATGCTTCGGAATCTCATGAAATAGCGCATCATAGCCGCTTAGCTCTTCCGAAATCTCAATCGTTTCGTCAATGTAAAACTTACCTCTTGTCCTGAAGTACGATACATTTACCGTTTTCACTCGCCCACACCCGCTCTCGAATCGTCAATGATTACAAGTTCGGCATTACTTATGAAATCAAATCCGTCGTCATAGTAATACGCTCCATCTTTAATGTTTTTTATTGTTTCTTCGTAGAACTCAACTCCGTTTGCTTGCCTTCCCCTAACAAAGTCACCCACACGTACTTCAGTCGGTTGTGGCGTATATAGATATTCCGCCGGCACCTCGAGTCCTAACGCACGTCTCAGCGCGATAGCCTTACCGATGTGTTCGTTGAAGCAATCGTCAGGTGCGCATTTGGCAATTCCGTAAAACGCTTTGCGACTATTCGGTACTTTAGCCGTAGCTTCAACGGATCTGTTTTCCGCGTTAACGCTGATCTCGATATTAAACGCCTTTGATAATCGATTACGCATTTTCAGTGTCTCGACGTCTTCCTTCGCCTGCGCAACGATCTCATCCCTTTTCTGCTGATCGGATTTCTCATACGTACCGTGCGCCGCCTCGATATCCGCATCAAAACGACCCTGATCGTATCCTAGCTTAAATGAGCGTGTTCTTAGCGCCTTCATTACGGATTCGCTTAGCGCAACTAATTCGTCATAGTCCATTTCGTCTAGGTTCGGGGTTGGCGTGTGTTCTCCGACGATGACTTCGTACTCATGGTCGTAGATAAGTCGGCCATTTTTATCGTGTACTATCCGTCCCTGAGAATCTATAACATCTAGAACAGCGCCATTTTCGTATCGCGTTTCATGCACATCTACATTCGTAATCAAGATACGTTCGCCCACGCTTGCCTTACGTTTCTCCGTCTTATATTGCGTCATATCAAAACAACTCCCCGTAGTTTATTTGCGACTGTGCAGCCGCCCTCTGATCGTCTTCTTCCGTCTGTTGAGCCGTCTTCTGCTTCGCGAGCAATGGCGGCAAGTGACGGTCTCGCATATACGAAAACATAAAACCGAAGTTGCAGCCCGGCCACTGAGCCGTCGGTTTCTTAGCCGCAAAGCAAGCGTCGATAAAATCCCGGACGATAGCCGCCCCATACTCGCCGATCATCGTCTTTAGGTTCCGCGCTTCCATGCCGCGATTGTTAGCGACGTATTTGATGCCGTAGACTTCGAGGTGGCGGTCGTGCAGATAGACGATGAAGTCGCGCGCCGTCCATTTATCGATGGGTTTATTTATTTCGGGCATTCTCCCGTTCCTCCTTACGTTTTGCGTCCGGGTTATACTCGAGCTGTAATCGGCATAGACCACGCGTTGAAATGGTAACTTCTCCGTGACAACTGCTGTAATTTTCGTTCCAAGTCGTATCAATCGTTAGTAAGTCTCGATTCATTAAACGCTCAGTACCTAACGCCTTCAGTCGTTTATATTCCTCTTCGGTCGTATAGTACGTAAAGTTTCCGCCTACTCGATATGAACCTTTCACGATGTATAACGGTTTGTCGTACATTACGCATTCACCCCTTCGATTTTGATGCCGAGCGTTTCGAGCGTATACCTGATGGCGTCTTGTATATCGTGACCGGTCGCCTCGTCTCTAGCTGTGTGCAAGGCCTCTACGTAATACTCTTGTAGTGTCTCTTCCGGTGACTTGCCGATTTCGTATCCGTTAATCAGCGCGGCGGCTAATTCGATTAGTTCAAGATCGTACAGAGACCCGCAATCATGTCCGTACATTTGGTGCATATGCCCGATAACATCCTCGTCATATAGTTCTAGTATGCGACGGTCGTCGTAGTGCTCCCGTAGAAACTCGATAGCTTCCGCCTGCTCTTTCGTAATTTCCGGCTTCATTTTAACGCCTCCCTTGCGTGCGAGTTAATTTCGTATAGTAGAATTATCGAAACGGTATCGACATTTTCGTCAACTATATCCGACTTCCATTCGATTAATTTCATTAGGCGCTCCATTCGTTCATTCTCCGCAATAAGCGCCGCCATTGCCTGTCGTAATTCTGCGATTTCTTGATCTTTCGTTTTAGTCACGATTTAACCGCCTCCTACCCGTTTTATTTGTCCGTAGTATTAGCGCCCTCGATCGTCAGCGCCGCCGCTAATTCAGTGCGAAATTCCCGTACCATTTGCGCGATCTCGGCGAGTGAAGCCGCGTCCGAAGTTTTAATCCGTCGGTTCATGACGTCCAAGACAGCGCGATCAACCGTAGAATGGAACGAAACTTCTCGCCAGCGCTCGACCGGCGTTGGGTCAGTGTCAGGGTTCTCGGCTAATTTACGCGCCCAGCCCGGCGCTTTGGTCGGATCGGTAAAATAGCGTTCGTTTACGATGATGTTGAGTGCATCAGACGTCAATTTGTAGTCGGGTGAGATCGGAATTTCAATCGTCATGATTATCGGACTCCTTTTCGTTAGATTCGATTAAGTTCATTAAGTCCGGAAAATACGGCTCGTCGCGATTAATAACAACGTAATCATTTACTGGACGCCTTCCCTGAGCCGTCCGGTTAAGCATGATTTCGACTTGTAAGTCGTATAAATGGCGCTTTTGTTGGTCTGTTGCGTACCGAGCAATTTCGGATTTCTTTAAGACTACGTATGACATACGCTCACTCCTTTTCGTTTATTAGTCGCAATACTTTGTCGCTTAAATCAGCTACCTTTAGTTTTACGCCGTCTTTAAATTGCGCCTGAGTGCTCGGGTGTAGTTCGGTAAGTGCTTCGTATATAGTAACGAGTTCATGTTTCGTAAACATAACGCACCTCTTTTCGTTTTATTTAAAACCGTAGCAATTCGTTCGCTAACGCTCACTCTTTGCAAATAACCTTTATCGCGATAGATATATCTTTTAAATAAGTATCTGCGCGAAAGGTTTTAATTGAGCGCTATTATTTATCTAGTTATTAATGGCTCTAGTTAAAAGATGGTTCTAGTTAGTGTGACGCCGAGCCGTGTGCGGGTCCGCCGTATATGAATAGACGTCACACGGCGTTTTATAACTCTTCCGTATCTCCGTCAAATATCGCGAGCTGGCTAATCGGAAGTATCGTATACCGCGCATTTTCCCACCGCTGCGACTTTCCTTCGCGTCCTTGTTTCTTAATGACGAGAGGACGATCCTGCCACCGATATTCACAAAGCGCCTTAATCCGTCTGTTTGCCGTCTCTCGGCTTACGTTTAATGCGCCGGCTATCTGTTCCTGCGTCGGATAGCATTCGCCGTTTGCGTTCATAAACGATGAGAGTACACATAACGTCTGCCAACGTTCAGGTCCGATATCCGCGATCAAGCCTTTCTTGACGGCATCGACGTACATCTTAACGAAGATACGCGTTTCAGACTTGCCGGACGTTAAGTTATATTCCGACTGAGTTTCTACGGAGACGAGCCGTTGGTGGTCGTTTGTCATATAAACCTCCTCCGATATTTTCCGTTGATACTTAATCATACGAACCGTATTTGAATATCGCGCAAAATTTACGAGATTATTTTCGTTTTCATAAGTACAGTCGCATGTGGTCGGTCGATATCGGGACATTTAAAGCAAAAAAATAACCCGACCTTATGGCCGAGTCATCTTCTTTTAAGTTTCCGTTGTTTATTCAGTTTTTTTCTTACGGCATTGATTGCGGAATATTTATCGTGTTGTTCTGTTAAAGACCTTCCCGACAGATGAGTATATCTCATAACCATACGCAAGTCGCTATGACCTAGTAACATCTGAAGGTGTCTTATATCCCCTCCGGCTTCTAAGTACATTGTTGCGGCTGTGTGACGGAAAAGGTGCGGATGTACACGTTTCTTTATACCGACTTCCTTTGCGTATTCTACTAACCTTTTTCTAAAATGATCACGCGTTAACGGCTCTCCGTAGTTTGCAAGGAATAAATAGTCAGAATCAAAATCGGCTTTATTCTCGGTAATTAATTCGTTTAAAAGTTTCGCTGTACCAAACTCAATGGGAACGGTGCGCGCCTTCCTATTTTTAGCGATAGAAGCCGGTATATACAACGAACACCCTTTAAAGTCGAAGTTTTCAGTACGCAAACCTAACGCTTCAGAAATACGCATCATTCCGTCCAATAAAACGTTCATTAAAACGTAGTCTCTAAAATCAGCGTAATCACGTTGGTTTGGGGACGCAAATAATATCCGGAGTTCATCCTCATCTAATATAACGACCTCTTCTTCCGGCTCTCTAACGTTCTTTATACCGTACATTGGGTTCGATTCAATTAAGCCTTCGTCATGGATCGTTTTAAAGAACACACGCAAAGTTTTAAGTCGAGTATTAATAGTAGACGGCGCCAAGCCTTTTGTCATATGTCGTTCTTTCTTAAATGCGTGGTCCTCGAATTTCACCCATTCATCCTTCATGTAGACGATATATCTACGAATGACGTCCCTATTTATTTCATTGATTGACCGCGCTATTTTGTGACGGTCGAGATATTCGATAAAGAAGCCGTAATTATTTTCGTATTGCTCTATCGTACCTTCAGCTCGCCCCTCCGATTTCTTTATCGCGCGAAATTGAATAAATAATACATCGAGATTGCTCGACGTTTTACGTAACGTCCGTTCTTTTTTAACACGCTTGCCCGATCTATTTGCGGACAT